TCTAATATTTTTAATTTATTTTCTCTAATGTTAGAGAAATATTTTTCATAATAAGGTATGTAATTATGTTCTAAAAACCTTTTATCAGTTTTATATTTTTCTGCAATTTCTTCTAAATTCATAAATTAATTATTTTTTTATTTTCATTATAAACCATCATACCAAAAAGTCTTTCTGAAGCGTGATTATATGATGGTTCGTTTTGATACCCTTCTGGTAATAGTTTTAATAATAAGTCTATTTTATCTTTTGTTAAATACTTTTTCAATAAATTATTTCTAACCCAAAATATGGTACCACCAACAAAACACATTTTTTTTAAATTGTCTTTTTCAAACTCAACTGGTATTGAAAATACTTCAGATAAATTCTGTAATAAACCTTTATTTGGTCCTACATAAATTTCACGGTCTAAACCTGCCATCATAAAAATATTCTCATCGTCTTGTAATAGTTGGATTATATCATTAACTTGTTGTTTAGAATCTAACACCCCACCCATTAATCTATGAAACCACTGGTTACCCTTTTCAACAGCCGAATCATATCCATAAACTTTAACATAATCTGAAGGTTTTTCTGGCAAACCCAAACTTTTCTTAGTGTGTAATTTTAAAACTAAATCATAATCTGTATCAATAATTTTATATAAATAAAGGAATCCACCTATATCAACACCTTTGTTTGGTGAATTTATAACAACAGCATTATTTTTAAAATTTCTTATCTCGTCTATAATTGAATTTTCGTAATGACCATCTACTAGGTTCACATATAAATCATATTCGTGATCATTTAAATTTTTTAAATATTCTTTAACATCTACCCACATATCAGTATAAAATAAATGTAATAATACCGCTATTTTAGAACTTAACATTAAATAAATTTTTTACTTTTTTTACTGTTAATAATTCACCACTGGCCCACATAACTTTATCAGGGAAAGACCAATTACTGTAATGATCAACAATTAAAGGTATTTTTTCTGAAAAAGAAGATTTAGCTGATGAATTATTTAATTTTACTGATAAATTTTTTCTTACAAAACTCATGTGATGCATTTCAATTTCATCACGAGTAAATATTCTACAATTACCTGGTTCTACACGTCTAGTTGGGTCTACTAAAACGGGAAATGGATGTCCCATGATAAACTCCTTACCTTGTTTAATTTTAAATGGTAATGTCACGTAATATTCTTCCTTTGGATCTAACTGATAAATAGATTCTTTATAATATGTTGACATTTGACAAGCTGATGAATCCCAATCACCTTCATCCATTATTTTTTTCATGTATTTAAACTGTTCATCGGTATAAAATTCATCTGAATCCATACCCATATGATGAGTACACCCAAATCCTTCAGATAAACTAAGTCCAATATTTCTTTTTGTTATCTCATTAAAATGACCACCATTATTAATTCTAGGATTATACTCAAATAATTCATCTATTAAGTTTTCAGAATGTAATCTTTCTAATAATGGTATCAATTCTGGACTACATTCTTGACCAAAATTGGATACCTTCTGATAAACTACTGATATATAATCCACATTATCCCTTATTGACTTAATAGAACTTTCTAAAAGTTCCTCACCATCGAATATATTATAACTTATACCTAATTTCATTAAAATTGTGTTTGTAATGTATTATTTATTATCATCTGTAAATCACTAGCTGAAACATTTTCAAAATAATGATGTGATTTACTACTACTCAATATATGAGGAATAATTCTTTTTGTGTAGTCTTCAGATTCTCTAGCTAACTTATCTGGGTCTTTTTTTCTTGTTTGACTTTCGTAATGATAACACACAGCATCACCCACAAAATAATTTTTTAAGTTTCTTGTTAAACAATCAACGTTTAATTCAACATCTTCAAAACATTCCTTATATCCTTGATTAAATCCACCTATTTTATTAAAAATATCTTTTTTAATCATCATAAAAGCCGCTGTATTACCAAACACTTCTTTTGTTTGGGTGTGGTAATTATAATAAGACCTTAGACCTTTATGTGATACCCCAACTCTACGATCTTGCCCTAAAAAGGCTATAATACCAGAATGTTGTATTGTTTTATTTTCATAATGTAATCTAGCTCCTACAGTACCTACAGTATTTTTAGTGACTAAAACATTAACCATTTTAGATATAGCATTGTTAATTAATTCAATATCATTGTTACAGAATAATAAAACTTCCACCTCTTTAGATACGTGGTTCCATACAACATCATTATTTATTTTAGCAAAGTTATAGTAATCATACTCTATCAATTCCATGTTTCTAGGTCTATCAGACATTAAAGAATGTTTAGTTATCAATTCTTTAATTTTTTCTTTTTCTTCTGGTGTTGAACCAGTGTCTGCTATATAGATTGTCATTAATGGGTATGTGTCTTTTTCCCAAATAGAATCAACACATTTAGTTAATAACTCTATATTACCTTTAGTCGGTATAATTACACCTACGTATGGTGGTTTCTTAATTTTAGGGTAGTTATTGTCATAAAATATTTCACCAGATAAATTATGTGGTAAATTACTTTTATATTTCTCCACAAATTGTTTTCTATTTTTTTCCCATTCTTCATTGGTCATACCCACTGATTTATGGGTTATCCTAATATTAGATATAACACCTACTTTAGTACCATTTAAATGGTTATTAAAACAAAAATCTATTTCATAAAAATGGAAACCTTTAAAGTTACGATCAAAATCTGATTTTAATCTATCTTTTTTAACCGCAAAAAATAAACCATCAACAACAACTGACGGTATTATCTTCTCACCAAAATTAGAACAATAAATAGAATCCCAGTATTTACCATCCTGGGTATGCCTAACTTGTCCTAACATCTTTGTGTTGTCATCCCACCATCTACCAGAATCTGATAAATCTGTGGTACCTGCAACACCTAAAATCCCAAAGTCCGAATTATTAAAATGTGAAATAATTTTTTTACCCCAATTATTTGTATTAAAAACAATATCGTCATGACAAAAAATTAAAATATCATTTTTACTTTCTTTCAATCCTTTAGTATAAAATTTAGTTAAAGATTCACCATTATTAATATATTCAATAACTTCTATATCTTTAATCCCAGAACTTTTCTTTATATGTTCTAAATGTTCTTGGTTATGTTTTCTTGTACAATAAACGACACTAATCATAACTTATAATCATCTTTACTATTTTGTTTTATTTCCACAAATTCTCTAACAGCCTTACCTAATTCTGTATCATCAGAATGAGTTTTAACTAGTAATTCAACAAACTCCATTCTTAAAGTTTCTTGTCTCTCGTTAATACGGTTATTTTCTAAATCTGTATATACTTGATTTTTCATTTTATTTTTCTATTTCAATGATGTTAATAGGTTCTTCACAATATACTGAAAGATGACAAGAAGCTTTAATAGCTTCTTTAACTGAATTACCTAAATAAAGGGCTGCTAACGCGAAATCCATACCAGCACCAATAGCTGTATAATCAGTAACCTCTTTACACCAGAAACCTTCCATAACAAAAGCTTTCCCTTCAAAAACAATAATATATTGATTACTCAGTTTAGGTTCCTCAGTTTTATTTCTATACCACTCTTGGAACTCTGACATAAATTCTACTAAAGCGTCAACAGATGCTTCTCTAGGTTTTCTTGTTTTACAATAAATTAAGAATAATCCACCTTCTTGTGCGTCACCACAATCACCGATAACCATACCATTAACTTCATTAAGTTTAGCTAATTTATCTTTTTCTTGTGTCCAACCAGAAACAAGAATACTATCTGCTCCGATTGTAATTTTTTTATTTGTTACTCTTACTGCTACTACTGACATATTTTAAGCGTTTGTTGTTATGTTATAAATTCCGTTATTTAAAGTTATATTATCTGTATTTGATGTTGTATACCATACTTGTGGATAGGTGGGTGGAACTGGTGGGAAACTACTTGGTGTTGGGTTCCATATACCTGGTCCTATAGGTGTACTAGGTGTAATAGTTATCGGGTTGTCCCAACCTTTGATTTTACTAACTTTTAAAGTAAATTCCCCCCATAAGCCACCAGGTAATAAAGAATTTAATTCTTCATAGAAATCATGAAGATTAACATCTTCTTCAATCGTAATAGTTTTATTAATTGTGTCTAGTTGAATTTTCATGCTCTCTATTTTAACAAATAAAATATAACAATAACATATTTATTAGTAAACCATACCGTGGTCTAAACATTATTAATTATGATTATATATAAAACAACAAACTTAATAAACGGTAAAATTTATATCGGGCAAGACACAAATAATGACCCAAATTACTATGGTTCTGGGTTATTACTTAAAAAGGCAATAAAAAAATATGGTAAAAATAATTTCATTAAACAGATTATAGAGTATTGTGATACTAACGAGATTTTAGATGAAAGAGAAGTCTATTATATTAAAAAATATGATTCTATTAATAAAGGTTATAATTTGTCGACTGGTGGTACTGGTGGTCCTAATTTTTTGAATAAATCACATAGTGAAGAAACTAAGGAAAAAATGAAAAACATATGGAATAAAAGAAAAGATAAAACTGATTTTAAACATAATATGATCGGATTTAAACATAGTGATGAAACTAAGAAAAAAATGTCTTTATCTAAAAAAGGTAGATTTTGTGGGCCAGAAAATTCAATGTATGGTAAAAAACATACAGAAGAGTCTAGGCAAAAAATGGGTCGACCTAAGTTTGGCCCCGATAACCTAATGTATGGTAAGAAACATACAGAAGAAACAAAACAAATAATATCTGAAAAAAATAAAGGTGAAAATAACCCAATGTACGGTAAAAAACATACAGAAGAAGCGAAGCAAAAAATTAAAGATAATAAGGGTGTGCCTATTAACTCAAAAAAGGTTAAAATTAATGGAGTTATTTATAATTCCATTATGGAAGCTTCTAGGGTTTTAAATATATCGATGTATTTAATTAGGGTTAGATGTAAAAATAACAAACATGAGTGGTGTTTTATTTAACACCACTATGCCCAAAACCATTAACCCCTCTATCAGTTTCTTTAGATATTTCACTAACCTCTATTAAATTTATAATAGTGTCAGTGGTAGATAACCTAATGAGGCCTTGTGCTATTCTATCACCAGGATTTATAATGAAGTCCTCCTGTCCTAAATTAATCAAAATAATTCCAATTTCACCCCTAAAATTCAAATCTATTGTTCCTGGTGTGTTTAATACAATAATACCATGTTTGAGTGACATACCGCTACGTGAACGAATCTCCATGTCATACCCAAACGGTAATTCAAAATATAACCCAGTACCAATCAGTTTCCTCTCCATCGGTTTTAGTGTTACAGGTTCTATTAGGTTAGCTCTCAAATCAAATCCAGAATCACCTTCTTTAGCATAAACTGGATTTTCATTATCTGAATTATTAATATATTTAATTTGTATTTTAAAATCATTATCGACACTATTACCCTCATCATCGAATTTTTCTAACTCAGATAAAGCTTCATCTATTTGATTATTAGTTTCTGTATCTAAAATACCCAAACTTCTTAAATGTTTTAATTCGGCAATATGTTTTTTAATACCTTCGTCCATTATTTAAGATTATTTAATTTTGTTATTATATCTACAAGAGCCTTAACGTCTCTTTCACAATATTGTTTAATTTCTTCATGTTTACCTTCCCAGTAGTTGGTTGTTACATTATCACCTTTAACATCACCATTTTTAGGTGAGTCAATATCTAATGATGAACAGATTAAATCTAAAGAGCCTAATGACCAGTTATTACCAAATTGCCAAACTTCTTTAGTATCTAAAACTCTTAAATCCCATGGTTTAGTATCGTGTGATGGGAACAACTTAGGTGGTTTCATACCGTTTATAAAATATCTCTTACCTAAAAAAGGGATGTCAAATATTTTAATACTTTGGCCACAAAGGTCAAATCCAAGAGGTTCAATTTTATCAAATATTTTTCTAACCTCAGTTAAAATACGTAATTCATCTTCACCGTAAAAAGATTCAAATCTAACTTCACCGTCCTTAGTTACAAATGCCATAGAAACACAAGCTACTTTACCATATTCAGGAAAGAATGCTGCAGTTTGTCTATATACTTCTCTATTAATATCTTTTTTAGACATAACTTCAGAATCTATCATACTTTCGTCAGTTACTTTTTTTCTAAAAGAATCATAATAAGATTCCCACATTTTTAGTTTATCTTTTGGCATATCGTATAAGTCTTTATACTGACTTACGGACTCAATGTCAAAAAACAATAATTTGTCTATTTTAAATTGCATTTGTTTCTTCAATTAATTGTTTAACTTCTGTTTGATTGTTCCTTACGATTGTTTTATAGAATTCCGCACGTTTTTTAGTTACAACATCTATATGATATCTTTCGTTTACTAAATCATAAAGATTATTAGACATTAAATCAACTAATTCAGGATTTTCGTATAATTTTTTCATAGCCTTATACCAATCACGACTATTTTTATTACTATCAATTAAAATAGAATTACCTTTTTCATTAATAGACCCACCAAATCCAATAACATTAACACAATCTATTTGATATGGTCCAAAATTTTGTGCTATCAAAGCTTTCTTATGGAAACCAGCCTCAATAACTTTTAACTGTGACTTACATTTATTAAACATATGTTCTTTAAGTGGTGCCATAGAAACATCGAATGAATTGTAATTAGATGCATAAGTAGTAATAGGTTTAGTCCATACTCTACGATAACTTTCAGAAGTAATCATAAGATCCTCATCAAACTCCCTATTATATTTTTTAAGATTGGCAACGTAAGGGTCTTTTAGATTTTTATAATCATTAGTAAAAATACTTTCATATCTAGCCCATACACTTTCTTCTGGATTAATTCTTCTTGTTTTTTGTTCACCAGTGTTTCTATCTATTTCAGTAATACTACCTCTAGTATCAAAACCACATAAAACAAATTGTGAATCATCAGAATAATCTCTAACAAATCTAGAAACATTCTCACCCATTAACTTTAAATCATGTAAATGTGATGAACCACCTAACCAACCAAAACGTAATTTTTTATCAGTACTTTCATTTTTAGGTGTAAATTGTTTTTCTGATGGGTCAATTGCGTTAGCTAAAACAATTACATTTTTATTAAATTTAGAAATTTCATTAGCAAAAATAGATGTGGTAGTAATAACATAATCTGCTTTCTTTAAATTTTCTTTAATTTTAAGACCTAACATATCACGTTTAATCATCTCATATGCTGGATGTTCCATTCCAGGTTCCCAATAATCATCTAAGTCCATTACTGTGATTATACCCATAGATTTTAATTTATCAAAAATAGGAAAAACGTCTTGTAAATAAGCTTGTTGTAAAGCATTATCTTTAACCACAGATATAGTTCTATGGAAATGTATTATATCATATTTTTTTAGGAAATCATCATCATCCCAACTAAAATCCATTGTGCCAGCTGTCACAATATCCACATGGAAATCATCACCATATAGTTCCTGTAATTTCATGTGTGGTTCCACTGATCTAAATTTGCCTTAACTAACCCCAGTACGATCAGAAGGTAATACTAAAACCTTAATCTGATCGACAGGGGTCATTTTTTCTTTGTTTGTCATAATTTTTTAAAATATCTAATATTTTATTATTGTTATATTTAAGATCTTCTTCCCATATAACCTCTAAATTATAACCACAATTCTTTATTAATTGAAGCCTATTTTCGTCGTCTAACCAAATTTCTTTAGCGTATTTATTTTTTTTCTGATTAAAAAATTCAGGTCCATACTTATTGGGGTTGCAATGCCAGTAATCTCCATTATATTCTATGATTAGATTTAAACTCGGTATAAATAAATCACAAATTTTAGTTTTTACTCTATGATGTTGTATCACATTATAATTCAGGTTCGTTAAAAATTGTTTAATTTCATCTTCTTTTTTAGATTTATTAATAGTTTTTAACTTACCGAGTAAAATATTCTTTTTCATAGTTAATGAATGTTTTAATCTTGTTTTTCTACTTTTTTCTGGGTCACTATAGAACTTATTTAAAGCATTTATAACTTTTTGTTTACTAAGACTATTTTGTTTCATATGACTACAATCACCTGTACATTTACCTTCCCTATTTTTTGAAATCTTTTTTTTAGTACTTTCTTTGTGTTTTTTCCCATAAAAAGGGTTACCACTACCTTTTTGTTTTTCTAAAGAACATTTTTTACAAATATTTTTCTTTTTTAGGTTACGATTTAATAAACTTTTTGTGGATGTACAGAATTTAATTTCATTACTACAAGAATTACAAACCCAATAACCACACCACATACCGTCTTCCTCCCAAAAGTTTTTATAAAACTCATCACCTAATAATCTATTTCTTACAACACCATTTTTGTTTAACACTTTAAGTATTTTATACTTTTGTATACCCAATCGGACGCTTATATTTGTGGATCCAATACCACTTAAATATAAATCTATAATTTCTTTCTCATTTATTTCCATATAATAAAAACGTTTTTAAATTTTAATGGTTGTTTTAATGTTATAAACAAAAAACCCGACTTAGTGTCGGGTTTAGTATTACTTCTTAGGTGTTCCTTTTTGACCTTTACACCCACATCCTTTAGTTCTCATGGTACAGTTTTTTTAGTTTTGTGTTATTTATCTTTGACTATTTTTTATAACATGTTTCATTACTCTCATGTTTTCTTGAATAACTTTTTTATCAAAGTAATTTTCAATAATTCCTGGTAAAGCTTTAGCTATTTCTTCAGCAATCATTTTTCTAATTTGACTAGATGAAATAGATGATTCACTACTAACACTTTTAGGTTGTGGTGTTTCTACTATTCGTTTTTTAGGAGATATCTGTCTTGATCTACTATTAACTTCATATTCATCTTCTTCAGAATATGACATAGGATTTAAATCTCTAATATCATCTTCACTTATTTGATCAACCATAGAGGCTTGTGGAATCGGGTTTTCCATCATAGCTCTTTGGATTTCTGGTGGTAATTTAGAACTAGTCACTCTTTCTTTATACATTTCAGAGTTAACATCTATTGGGTTATAGGAACTACCGGCAGATTCACCGATTACTTGGTCCATTAAACCTCCTCCAGAAGATGTTCTACTACTCACTCTACTTTCTAGTACATCACTAGGTACTGTGTCATATTTTTTAGCTGCCTGGTCAATAGCCTTGGCTTTCATTAATATGGCTTTTAATTTTGGATCCATTTTAAAACTTTGCTTGTTTATATATTGTTATCATACTTCTATCACCTTTATCGTTATATTTAGGAGCTCTAGTATCTCTATCTGAAATAGGTGAATAAAAGGTTTTTGGGGTTTTATTCCAACTAGTTATTTTATCTATTCTAAAAGTTTTCCATCCAGGTTGTTCTGTATCGGTCACACCTTGTATTTGGTAAGCTCTAAGTATTAGATTACCTGATTTAGATAATCCCAATACATAAGGTTCTATCCATCTCCAACCTGTAGCTAAAGTATCATCGCCTTCATAGTAAATTCTACTAGTCTGATGATTTTCTATTGCAGTCTCAACTTCTTGCCTATTGGCAGCCTCTAAAATAATATTGTTTAATAAAGAGTAAAGTTTCATTTACCAGTATTGCTCCCCAAAATTAAAATTATAATATCCAGCAACTGGTTTATATTTATTACCAGAAGAATATAATAAAGTAGTTTTAGTTATTTGGTCTATTTTTGTACCAACATTACCGTTAGATTCACCTCTACCATATAAATCACCATCACTTATAGCATTAGGGTGGGATTGGTTGTATCTATTACCGTCATTATCTACATATGTATTAAAAGCTGTGTTTTGTTGTCTAACAATATCACCAGTTTGTTTTAATGTAGGTAACTGACCTGTAACACCACCACCATTAGGGTTTAACTCCTGAACCGCTGCCGCGTCAGTTAATACAGGTGAGATCGATTGTCCATTAGGCATAATTCTCTATTTTTATCAATTGTTGTTATTAGGCTTTCAAGTAACCTCATATTATAAATACCTTCTTGCCTTAAAATTTTATTTGTATCACTGTCGTGATTATCTATTCTTACATTATTCTTTTCATGTGTGTCAATAAATTCATTATCCATTCCGACATTTTTCATAGCCTCCTTCTTACCCTTAACATTTTGTCTAGCATGTTCAAGAGTTTTTTCAATCCAAACCTTCATCATTGTACCACCATTTAACATGTAAGTTGTTCCTTTGCGTTTACCGTTATAGTTATCAAAAAAATTTTTCATTAATTTTAATTGTTCATAACTAACGGAATCTTTTCCAACCAACTCCTCTAGTCTTTGGTATCCTTCAACATTTTTAGCTCCTTTATAAGCTTTAAATATTTTTTCTAAATGAATATTAAGTTTTTCAGGGAGTTTAAAAGTTTTACCTTGTAATTTTTCATTAGGCATTATCTTATTTTATTTTTAAGTAAATTTTTATATTCAACTGGAATATCAGTTAAATCCATACTTAACAAATAGTTCAGTATAATACCTTTTTGTTCACCAGTGGCATTATTTTTTTCAATAAGGTCTTTAATGCCAGTAATTTTTCTAATTAATATAGGATTTTCTTCTCTTATAGATTCAAGTTCTGGAATACCATTTAATCTTGATTGTGAGTTTTTAAACTTATTTAAAACATCATTATCAAAATTCTTTTTAGTGAAAATATCTTCAACTAATTCATCCATCTTATCCCTAGCAGTTTCTTTTATTTTTTTTGTAGCTACTTTAGGGTTTTTTCTATCTTTATCTTTTTTAGGTAGTTTAGCCTTTTCATTTTTTTCATTAGCCTCACGATTAAATGAACGATACATAAATCTATTCGGGCCTTGTCTTGTAGCTTTAATAAAATCGTCGGTTGTTACAGGTGGGGTAGTAGGGGAGGTGGTCATAGAATCATCTTGATCAATTCTATAATCACCCCCTATAGGTGCACCATTACTGTTAACAAATTCTTTAAGTAAAATATTCATATTAAAGTCTTTTTAATATAAATATCACCTATTTAAGATAACTTAACTTTATTTTGCATAATACCACCTGTTTTATTACCCAATTTTTGATTTTTTGAGTCTAGACTTTTTCCATTATCAGAAAGTCTATCGTTAACCATGTAATCTGGTAATACACCCATACGGTCCCAAAATTGTATCTCTTGATCACTCATAGTTAATAATTCATCTAAAGTGTCTTGATCCCCTTCTTTAGTAGCGATACCAGATACTAATTCTAATTCACTATTAGTGAAATATTGTTTATCCTCTGGGTCAGTAATCAATAAACTTTCTCTAACACCCAAATTAAATACGACCAATAAAGGTTCAACTTTTTTATTAAATGCGTCAATATACTTTGGTACATTATAAGTACCTTTTAAGTTTGGGTTTTTTTCTATGTCTTCAGCTTTAATTAAGTAAGAATTAAAAACTAAAGTTCCTTCAGGTGGGTCATTTTTAGTTTTTTTAACTTGTATATCTCCATGAGATTTTTTCGTACCATTATTAACATAAAATATAGTCTCACCTAAATCAGCCTGAACATTTTCTTTTATTAAAAGTTCCATATGTGCCTGTCTAGGTAAATCAGCACCATTTTTATTTGTACCCCTATTTAAATACTGTTTAACAGTTTTTTTAACTTTAGATTTATTAGCTATCTCAGCTAATGGGATATCCATATTATAAACACGTTCTAAATATTCATAATAATAATCAACAAATCCTTTACCGTCACCATTTAATAACATTCTAACACCATGGTCTAAAAATGTTTTAATATATTTAGGAATAGTTTTACCCTTTATTGTGTTACCAGTTAATTTAATTTTACCGTTTGGTTTAAGTGTTGCGTAATTTTTACGTGATAGATTAATTGTTGCTGGCCATACCTCATCAATATCAAGACCCATAGCCTCATGCATAAATCTATCATTATATTCCATAACATCGGCTTCAATACCTTTATATTCCTTTCCTTCTTCAACGAATCTATGAAAACCTCTACCAATGTAAGTATGTTTTTCAACATCTTCACCATATGAAAAGTTAACACCATCGGTATCTAATACTAAAGGTTTGTAATTCCTATCAAGGAAAAATCTAATCATATGTCTTAAGTATTGTCTACCTGTACATGTAATAGTTTCACCAATATCAATATCACCCCAAGGGAAAATATATGGTGCCGAAATAGAACCAAAAGCGGAGTTATTAAAGATTTTAATCGGTAACTGTTTTTTATCAAATTTACCTGCTAACTTATCATTACCGTCTTCTTTATATTTGTTAGCTAAATATTTGTATTCATTTCTAGTATCTAACAAGTACTTCAACATGGCTTTTAATGCCCCAGAAACATCTACAGTAGGGAATACATTATGTGTTAACTGAATAGAAGGATAAAGTGAAGCGTAGTCAAATTTAGCAATATTCCTACTATACCCCAAACTTAATAATCTAGATAATCCACCAGTAAAATCTCTTTTTGGTTGTATACCTGGTAACGCTAAATTATTCTCATATGACCATGCCATCATCAATGTCTTCCACATTGTAGCAGTACCCATGGCAATAGATTTAATAAAGTTTGTTGGTACTAAAGCTGATGTTAGGAAACCTGCCTGTGCGTAAATATCATCTACTAATTCAGTTTCCAAAAGGTCATCATTTAGATATTCCTTAATTAAAAATTGCCCATCAACGACTTCCCATTTATCCTCATAACCATTAATTTCTTTTGGTTTAGGTTTTTCACCGTCTAATTTATACCATTGGCCACTTGTAGGATTATAATAATAAGAATTATTTTCTTTCCATATTTTACCTAATTGATTACCATCAATATAGACACGGTTTGGTCTTTCTACCTTAGCTTCTTTAGCAATATACTTCAATGTACCACTTTCTAATCCTGAGTTCAAAGCCATTGCCTGTCTAACTCTATGATAAGTATCCATTACATTATATCCCCATAAATGTGTTTGCTGGTAATCCTCAACTTCCGCACCTAATTTTAATGTAGCATCACTTCTTTTAAGTTTAATTAATGGGTGTTTTGTTTTAACAATGTTATCAGTATTTAACCCTAAAAGTTGTGCTCTACCAGGTATTAATGTTTTCTCTGTTTTTTTAGTTTTAGGGTGTTTATATTCAACCCATTTACCAATAAGATATGTCCAGTCAAAGTTTTCAGAGTTATAACCAATAATAATGGTTGGTTGTAACTCATGTATGATATCAAAAAACTCTTTAATCATTTTTCTTTCACCAGCTTCAGTGTATTCGCCTTCCTCATCATAAGCTGTTAAAAGTTTTTTAAAACCACGATTATCTTTGATACCAATCATAAAGGCGTGTCCCTCAGATGGATCAAGACTCGTGGTCTCAATATCGAATGTTAATTTATGTACCTCAGTATAATCTTCAAAACCTTTAAATAATCTTTTACCTGTTTGAATCATGAATTGTTCTACAGGTGGTAATATCTCAATTAATTTACGGTCACGGTCCCAAGGATTTATACCACCTTTTCTAAAAAAGTTTACCAAATCTCTATAAGTACCACTAGTTTTAACAATAAATTTAAAACCATCTTCAAGACGTTCATTATCCCCAGTTTTAAGTTTCTCAGTGTAAATACCGTATTTTTTTGCCTCTCTTTTAATTAAGTCCATATCATCACCATAGAAACCACTGCCTCTTAATGATTTGGTCCAACAAAATGGTGTGAATTTTTGGGTTTTTATTTTCTTACCCTTTTCAGGGTCGTCTATAATCATATAGACTCTATTTGTTTCGTCTATAGACCAGTCGTCTGTTTGGTCTAGTTCGATTGACACTATATATTTTTCTGGGTCATGCCCTTCTAAAAATTTTTTAATGTCTTCAGGTGTTGCCTGGTTAATCACATCTTTTTTACTCATAATATTTAGATTTTTTGGACGGGTTAATCTTTAACCTCTCGTTATTACTTTTTAAAAATTAGACATAAAAAAACACATCGTAAATAGTGATGTGTCTTTTTATTATTCTTAAAAATATTTTTTACTTAACAAACAATTTTTGTATTAACAAAACTATCAGCAATGTTTATAAATAAATCCTCATAGATAGGTATAACAAGTGATGTACCATCATCTAGAAAATCTATTTTAAATTCACCTTTGAATGTTCCAGCCATATTAGTTTCATTTTTACTAAATTTATAACCAATATAATATTCTGTTTCACCACAAGTTTCATCTAATACGGGTATTATTAATGCCTGTTTATTAAACACTTTATACCTATTACTCTCAATATTCATCATACTAAAAGTGATGGCAGCGTTTTCAAGATTATTAAAAATCTTTTTATAATCATTACGACCATCATTTATTACCTTCATTTGTAAAATAGGTAATTCAGAATTTTTCTTTATAAAGAAGTGTTGTGCCAAAATTATTTAATTAAATTTATATTATTGGTTTCATTTTTGGTGGTTACCCCATTATCCAATAACAGCATCCCAATTTGATTTTAAATTAGTTAAACTGTCTATAACAGTTTGGTTTTTTGAAAAGTTATTTACTTCCTCTTGAAAAGTATTTGTTGTAGCGATTGTAACAGTAGTTGATGCCATTGTTTTAGCACCACCCCTATCACTAACACTAACTATTAAATCAAAAGTTATATTATCTGGTATAACTAGTACGGTTTTACCTTTTATAATTTCTTGTGATAAGTATACCCCTTCAGGTTGGCCATTAAGTTCATAATTAGGTGCCTTTATGTTGGTTGTTATTACATCATTTAAAGTGTAATATAATACTGACCCCACATTCTTTGAAGAATATATTTTTGTATTAAAATTTGCTGTATAATCTGCCATTTTTTTTTAATTTTATTTATTATTATAAATCTATATCTTTGATATTTAACACGTCTGAGTTATCATAGTAAGATAGTCTAAACGTACCATCTTGTCTTGAAAAAATCTCACTAGTATAATATTCGTAAACTGATGGTGAAACTACTGTATTAACTGTAACTAAAACATCATCTACACCATCAACACCACCTATCTGACTACCTGTAACTGTTAATATTTCAGTAGCTAAATAATATTGACCAACATTATTTACCGTAACACTAGTTACGACACCACCAAATACCACGATATCTAATGTTGCATTTACACCACCATAATTACTAGTAGTTGTTAAATTAAGGTAAGTACCATCAACCCCACCATTAGAACCAGTTAAAGTATATGTTAAAATATTACCTCTATATTGATCAAAATCAATTGATGAAATTGGTGTTTTAACATTATTGCTAACAAATCCAACACCAACAGTATTATCATAAAATTGTGATAACATATAATTACCATCAAATCCTTTATCAATGGTATTACCACCAGCTAATGATGTACCGTCATTACCAAAATAGTTACCAATAAAATTATTATTAAATTGTGTCCCTATAGTTGAACTAACACCGGCATTACCAAAGTAATCACCTATTTGGTTATTAGTGAAATCGGCATTAATTATGTTAAATCCAGCGTAGTTACCAATTTTATTACTTAAAAAGTTATTACCCATCACAAAACCAAATCCACCAACACCAGTATTACCAACAAATAGGTTACCTAATGTATTGTGTTTTGAATCAATACCGAAAGCGTTAAACCAAAAATCGTTACCTATAGTATTATTGGTAAATTGTGAGTCTATTAAGTTAAATATTACATTATCACCGAAAACATTATATTGACACCCATCATTAATAACATTACCACCGTCACCATATGTTCCTGCACCTATGGACGGATAATTAGCATCATTACCAAAGAAGTTACCTATTTTATTGTATTTAAAATCGTTACCAATAAAGTTTTGTACTGGCGTACCTGGCCCATTAACATTATTACCAAAATAATCACCTATATTATTACTTTCGAAATTATCAAGAATAATGTTACTAATAAAGTAATTTTTAATTTGATTATTTTCAAAATTATCACCTATAGTGTTATTTTGAAAATTGTTACCTATCACATTGTTGTATGCAACACTACCAATCTGATTATATTGGAATCTGTCACCAATTGTATTACCCTCAGATATTCCACCACCAGTACCAAAATAATTACCAATGGTATTATTTTGAAAATCATTAGCAATTTTATTATTCCCAAAGTACTCACCATTATTAGGTTCAGTAAAGATTGAATTCCATTCAGTATCTGATGGTGAACCACCAGAGTTCCAAGACCCTTCAACGGCAATATTATAAATACCTTGATTACTACCTCTAGTTATTTCTAAAACACCAGGTATTATAACATCAATCTCAGAACCATAATTTCTTTTTGTAAATATAACCTCTTCACCTATTGGATTACCAGAAGTATCAATTTCAGTTCTTCTATATTGAAATCCACCACCATTACCACCTTGAGACCATTGTGTAAATTTAAACTTAAAATATTGAGAGGTTGATATAACTCTCATAACTAATTCAGTATCTAAAATATTATTACCAAGACCACCTTCTAATGAATTATAAAAAGTATCATAAGATCTAACTGAGACAGTAGTTAGATCAACCCAACCAAACAAATCGATATTTGTTGGTGAATTTGAACTAAAATTCAAACCTATTTTATTATTTTGGGAATAATTAGAGATTTTATTATTATTAAATCCATTATCAATATCATTATTAACAAAATAAAAACCTACTGTGTTGTAATTAAATGAATTGTTTATATTATTATCTGTGAAATTATAAGAAATTCTATTATTAACAAAATTACTACCAATATTGTTTCTATAAAAATTACCACTAATAGTGTTGTCAGTAGTATAATTAGCAATGACGTTATATGAGAAATCTTGTCTAATATAATTACTTTTAAATAAATCACCAAGGTTATTAGTATAAAAACCGAAGTCAGTTAAATTACCATAATCACCTATGTAATTATACTCAAAATAATTACCGATTTTATTATCTTGAAAATATGAGTATATAATGTTATTACCAAACCCATCCCCAATAATATTACCACTAAAATCATCATTGTTTTCGGCTAATAATTTATTATTTATAAAATCATTGCCAATTTGATTTCTATCTAAATTAACGTTAATTAAATTATTACTAAAATAATTACCAAAAGTACATCTATCAATATCATTTGTAGATACGTTTCCATAACAGTAATCACCCCAAACGTTGTTTTGGTTATCAGTACCCCAAGTATTATTAAAAGAATAATCACCAAATTTATTACTTTCGTATTGCCCTTCTAAAAACACATTGTTCGCTAACAAGAACACACCACTCGCAATATTTGTATAATTATTTGCGTAATTACCTACATAATTATTTTTTGCGTAACTATCTAAAAAGGCATTCCCAAAGGTTGTATATTCTATATAATCGTTTGTTTTAACATTTGTTCTTTTATAACTAAAATATCCACTTAAATCATTTGTTTCTTCTATTGTACGATAAAAATTCGCACCAGTACCAGTTGAGCCTATTGTATCACCTGAAACTGACATTAATATGTCACTAGAAATATTAACTACTTCATAATAACTAGGATTAGCATTAGGTATATAAATCACATCACCAACTGTTAAACCAGTGAAAGAAGTATTGGTACCATTTATAGTACCGTCATTTAATAATTCAATAGTACCATTTAATCTTAATTCTTCCCTATATGTAAATAATTTATATCTTTTAAATAAAATGTTTCTGTGGTCGTAATCAGTTCTATTGTTATACTCATCAATTCTTTCAGTGATTCTACCGAAAGCTTGACCACCTGTAACCTCAGTTAAATTCCATGTCCAATCATATGTAATTTTATCATTAGGATAAGTTGGTTGATAAGTATTACTACTAATAGTTTCATTACTTGTAGCAAAAACTAAAATAGGTTCAACAGGTCCTTGTTTATAATTACCAGTGACACCTGTATTAATAATAGGATTACCATCATAATCAAAATCTGGTTGATCATAACAAGTTCTGAAATCATTAATTAAATAATAACTACCTAATGTTAATCCAGAAGTAGTAATTAAACTAGTTAAACCTGAATATGTTACAGATTCTACAGTTATAGAACCAGATCCAGAACCTATGTTAATAGTTGTGCCACTAGAATTTAATTGACTAAATAGCCCAGATTCAGAATCAACACCAATATAATACGTATTATTTTGTGGTGTAATCCCACTAAAAGGTATACCGTTAACTAATTGAGTTTCTAAACCATTATTTCTTAAAATTAATTTACCCATTTTTCTTTTTATTTATAAATATCTTATCATTCATGATTGAACATATTTTTTTATACTTTTACTAATATTGATTATTACAACTAATTATAGGTTTGAGTAGTTAATAATATATTGTACAAAATTAGTTATAGTGTCTTGTTGTGATTTTGGTAAAAGTTCATAATCTAATACTATAAACTCACTATCTGTCGTTTCGTTAATAACAATATTAGCCTCAAAAATCGTGTCTATTAAATAGTTATCTACATTAACACAAGCATGCTTACCTAGAACATTTATAAATTCTGAAATTATTGTTTTATTGTCCTCTGATTGTTCAGTTATATTAATAAAGTAATGTGAATTACCTACAACACCCATTATAATGTTGGTGTCAGCTGGTAAACTTGATGAAATTGAATTGTATAGTGTCATATTATATTATAATTTAATTAATTTTAGTTGGTACTATGGTGTTTGTGTCATAAATAAATCCAGATGGTGAGTATAAATCAGTAATATCAACACTTTTATCTTTACCAAACCTTGAATTATTAACCCTAACATTTACAGCACCTACAGAAGAATATATTGAATTACCAGTAGCCCCACTAGATTGGCCAGAACAACCATCTAACACTAACTTTGTTAATGCACTATTAACTACAATTAAATTAGAGTTATTACTTGCGTTATACATGTAACAATCTTTAAAGAAGATTTGTGCACTACCATTAACAGCTATTAAATTGGCTGCGTTATTTAAACCTGAATTACTTATGATACAATTCTTAAAAACTAATTCACCATTACCATAAGCCCATGCAGTATATGTTGAGTTATCACTAGTTATATTACCTGTTATTTGTATGGTACCACTAGTTTGAGTGTTGCCATCTAAAGCTTTAATCGGACCACCTTTTAAATTACCATTAATAGTTAACTTTGGATTAGCCCCACTATAAATTGTTACTAATGAACCTATACCACCATAATCTACAGTGCCTTTATTTTCAATATCACCATTAATAGTTATAGTACCAGTTGTTGAGGCATCATAACAAATGATAGCTTGTTTGAAGTTTCCACCATATATATTACCACTACCTAGATAAATTTTTGGACAATTTATCGTCACGTTACCAGTAAAGAATCTGAAAGCAATAGTAGAATGAATTGCTTCAATTCCTCTAGCTACATTAAGTGTTACATTTGCGTTATTTCTAATTGATATTGCGTAACCAGAACCTTGTGTTGTAGAATATATGTAGTTTGCTTTAACGTTTACTGTTGCCGTACCACTTGCTGGTGCAATATAAAGAGCTGTAGCAATATTTGACATATAATCAAATTCAATATTCCATGTTGATGGTGTTGTTATTAGTATTGAACTATTAACAAACGACGCATGACCATAAAAATTAGCGGTAACAGTGGTAATTGTTGATGATATTCCACCACTAGTATATACAACGCCAGGTTCTGAATAATAATCTACATGGTCTGATAGTCCAGCAAAACAACTGTAAGAACCCCTTCTAACATATATTAAACATCTATTAGTAGTAGATAATGTTAAAGTACTTGCGTATGATGCTGCATTTACCATTGTAAGAAATGGTTTTGTAAAATCATTATGTGTCCCAGTACTATCATTACCGTTTATGGCATCCACAAAAATAACATTAGAATAAAGTACCGATCCACCAATAGATGACGAGACTCTATATTTTATAGTACCATCAGTATCTCTAACTAAAATTTGTGTTAGAGCATCATCATTAGATGGTGGTGTATTAATATTTAAATTAGGTACATAAACAGTATCTGCTGTTGCCCCAGTTATATTTTGTCCACCTAGTACAACACTTCTATCTCCAGAAACTAAAGAGTCTGTTGAATGTATGAAAGAAGTAGACCCAGAGGATATTGATCTAACACCACCGGCGTGTGAATAATCACCACTAGAAGTATTATTATTACCAAAAGCAAAAGATAGAATTCCTGAAGAAGTAGAACCAGTAGATTGAATACTGTCTTGTATAGTTATAGGTGAATTACCAAATATGTTAGAAACATAAAAATTAACTATAGGTGTATCGAAAGTATTACCAGTAAATCTTAATGAAGATAAATCGACAGAATATGCATTAGTAGAGTCATTTCTATTAAACTCTAATACACCCCCATTTAATGTAGCTCCAGTTGTATAAATGTTAGGTGCTACTATATTAGATAAATCAACACTAAACGGACTAAAACCAAAATTACCTGTAAAATCTATAGATTTTGTTGTAAGATTATAAACCCCATTTGTAACAAATGAATTATATTCAGGTAAATCAATTAAATAAGTAGTTCCAGAACCACTTATAGTTCCACCACTAACAATAATATCACCATTAATAACTATTAATTGACTATTATCATCTAGAAATAATGTACCTTCTAAATAAAAATCTCCATATATAAAACTTTGAAAGTTACTAGGTATTGTTAAAGTTTGTCCAGACGGTACATACCATCTATTATATCTATTTATTGTTGTGGTTAAATTTGTACCATCGTTTCTATAAAGAGTTAATAAATCATCAGAATTACTAAATCCTACTGCGTTAATAAATGTATCATTTGTACTATCAATAAAAGCACCCAAAGTAGTAATACTAATTCTTTCAGTAGTATTATTAGTTGTGTCAAATATTGGTATTAATTCTGCCCCAGTTAGTGGGTTTAAATTAGGGTTTAATTGGTCTATTCTTCTATTCGCCATTATAATATTATTTTTTCACCATGTTCTGTTATTATAAAACAGTAATCACTATGTAATAAATAGTTAGCAAGCGTGCCAGATTTACACTCACCACATAAATTTGAATTGGGTTGTACTATCTGTGCTCCACCATAAGTTGTTTTAACACAATATCTATCACAATCAACATAAAGATTATTTCTAATTTCTAAAATATTTAAAGGTCTTTCATAAAATCTTAACTGAGATAATTGTCCCATAAATGTTCCGGCAAAATATCTTTCTAAATCTAAGCCTTTATCTTCAGGGTCAGGACCACCAAAAGTTTGAGATTCTAGTAAGCCTTGTGTACCACCACCCCATGAAATGTTAAATGGGACTCCTAATTGTTTATCACTCCATTCATCTAAAGCTCTTAATTGTAATCCTATAAAATTTTCTACTCTATAAACAACTCTACCGTTAACCCAGAAACGTAAAGTTCCTGACGGTAATGTGTGAGTTACACTATTTTGTGTATAAGTTACCACAATGTGTACCCAATTATCACCAGATAATATAACAGGTGTTTCAGAATAACCCTCCTCCATTGTTGTTCCAGTTATTCTTTCTTTATTGTTATAACATCCAGTAGTAACAGTCATTTTTCTATAACCAATTCTACCATCTGGGGTAATTCTAAACCCTAAAGCATTTTCCGATAATTGATCACAATAAGTTGTTGCTGTAGTTGTTCCAGTGGTTACTGTTGTACAACCAGTAAAACAACCACAAGTACGCATATAATTTGTTTTCAAAAACCAATTTTCAAAACCATTATATACAGTATATTTTGTATCTGGTGATAATGGTATACCACCACAAGTAGTTAAACCTGTTTCACCAGAAAAATTATTTCTAAATTTATTTTCAGCTCTTGTACCTATGTAAAAGAACAAACCAGTATTATCTACAAAATCATCATTTAATGTTTTCCCACTAAAAATTGGACATCCATTATTATTAGGGTTAATCCAAGTTTCCATTGACCAACCTGTTTTAAATTCTGTAGGCATTAAATCATACACAGTACCTAATGGGTCACCACTAATCAATTCTGTTGTAACATCAGTGGAACAACTACCAGTAACATATTTAACTGTTGGTGTTGGTTCTAGAAAATCTAATTTAAAATATCCCTGATAAAATCCTCCACCATTTAAACAAATAGTGTCTCCAACAACACAACCATCCACTGTAGTTGTACCAGTTTTAAAAGACCAATCATAAGAATATAACCCATTTGTTGCTGTACCAGTTATAGAATTTATTGTATAACCTGTTACAGGGTATAGAACCACTTTAGTATCAGCAGAAGTTATGTTAACAGTAATACCAGATAATTGATTATATCTACCATTATCTACACCAGTTAAACCAAAATCACATAAAGTAATACCTGAACTAGGTTTAACAGTACTACCAGTCCATTCAACTAAAGAAGTTAAAGAACTACCATCTATAGTAGTTCCAGTTTGATTCACATCAAACCAAACCACTAAACCATCAGTAATAGCCGTATAATCACATACATCATTACAATTTGTGGCATAATTTAATAATTGACCTTGGTTGTCACTAGTCAGGTAAAAATCCCAATAATCATTTCTAATTAATCTACCTTCTAAGTTTTTAAAGTAATAACTACTAATACCCATATTTTTTAAAATGTTTCAAGTGAAGACCTCTTCCAACCTGTAGAAGTTTTAACATATATATAATTATCGTCTCTGACAGAATCACCAATGTTACCATACTCATCTGAACTAGATAATGGTGTATATTCTGGTAAGTTTATTGTGGTATCACCCATTCCTTTAGATATTTCTTCCAGAGTTTTAGATGATTGACTTAAAGTTTGGGACATTTCTTTTATTGCTTCAACAACAAAAGGTATAATCTCAGTATAATTAAGTGCTAAAATACCTTCACCACCTTTAGCTCTTTTTCTAACTACACCTGGTAATGTCTCCATTACTTCTTGAGCAATAAACCCAAATCTAGTACCAGGACCCATATTAGATTCTTTAGTAAATTCGTATGAAACCCCTCTAAGATTTTGAACAATAATTAAAGAGTCTTTTAAATCTTTAACATTTGTTTTTAATCTACCATCGGAAACACCAGCAACAATCCTACCATTAACATCTGTAGCTAATGGGTCAGTGCTTGTTAATCCATCTATAACTAAATCTGGAACATAAACAGTATCATTAGACGAACCTGTTATACTCTGACCACCAATCACAACACTTCTTTCACCAGAAACTAAAGAGTTATTTGAATGTATAAATGAATAGTTACCAGTTGCCTGTGAATTATTACCACCAGCATGTGAGGCATAACCACTAGCTATATTTATTCTATTTTGTACGTGTGAGAATAACCCACTAGCTATTGTGTCCGCACCTTCAGCGTGAGACCAATCACCACTAGCTAAAGTTTGGTGTCCCTCTGAATGTGTATATAAACCACTAGCTGTAGTATTCCTACCTTCAGCGTGTGAACTATCACCACTAGCTATTGTGTAATAACCTTCAGCATGTGCACCTGAATCACCATAAGCTAATGTAAAAACACCTTCAGCATGTGAATAATCACCACTCGCTACTGTTGACCCACCTTCAGTGTGTGAAGCAATACCGTTAGAAGTTGTATTTTGACCTTCAGCATGTGACGATTGTCCAAAAGCATTATTAAAATAACCCTCAGAGTGTGAGTAATCACCACCGGCAACACTATTATAACCTTCAACATGTGCAGATTGTCCACTAGCTACAGTTAGCTCACCTTCAGCATGTGCGTATAAATTACTAGTCAAGGTTGTTTTACCTTCTGTGTGTGAATATAAACCATTAGCTATTGTCCCACTACCCTCAGCATGTGAACCTGTTACCATAGCAAAAGAAGTACCCTCAGCATGTGAACCATCACCAACAGCTATACCACTAGCTTCAGCGTGTGAAGCGATACCAAAGGCTTTACTTAAATAACCTTCAGAATGTGAATAACTACCCCCTGCTACAGTTTGATATCCTTGTGAATGTGATGTTGTACCACTAGATATAGTACCATCACCTTCAGCATGTGAATACAGTCCAGAAGATATTGAACTACGTCCTTCAGCGTGTGACCAGTTACCAGTGGATTGTGTTTGAGACCCTTCAGCGTGTGAATAATTACCATTAGCGATAGTAATATAACCTTCAGCGTGTGAACCAGTACCATTTGCTACAGTGGTATTACCCTCAGAGTGTGAACCGGCACCAAAAGCTTTTGTAGTTCTACCTTCAGCATGTGAATAAGAACCACCAGCTATTGTACCAGTACCTTCAGCATGTGAAGTATCACCACTAGCAATATTAGAATCACCTTCAACATTAGAAGATGCACCACTAGAAATATTATTACTACCTATTGATGAAGAAGATATACCACTAGAAATATTATTAATACCTAAAGCTGTTGATATAGTTCCTGATGCTGAAGAACCTATGGATTGTAAACTATCCCATAAAGTTATAGGGGAACAACCATGTATATTAGAAACAAAAAGGTCAGTAAGACAACTACCAGAAGTATTACCAGTAAATGGTGTAATACTTGATTGGGGTACAGATCTAACGTATCCATCACCACCAATAACTAATACCTCATCTAATGTTGTACCAGCAGATAAAGTTATTAAAAAATTTAATTCACTATTTAAAGCGAAATTACCTGCATCAACTTGCATTGGTCCAGTAGGACTAGGGCAAGCGATGAAATTATTAACATAAAGGGGTGATGTACAAGCTGTTACAGTCCAACTAACACCACTAATAGGTGCCCAAGTTATTGTCCCATCAAAATCAGCTGAAGTTGCCACCAATCCAGGTGCCGCACCATCCTCTACTCTAAGATAACCAGCCGTAGTAACATTAGTAATACCAGATAAATTTATAGAATCAGTAGTTAACTGTCTAATATCTCTATCTTGAAACCTTGGCCTTGTATAAAAATTACTCATTAAAAAATTATATTACATTCCAGTGATGACCAAGTGGTCTATATTGTAGTGTTTTATTAAGTTGTTCAGCTTCAGTAGCCTTACGAGTTAACATTGTATCAGGTCTTAATCTTTCAAGACGTTCTTTTAATCTCTCCCATAAAGCTGACTTATCCTCTTTAGCTTCACTTAAAAGAGAATCGTAATCCATTGTAACATCAGCATCACCAATACCTAAAGCACCACCAAATTTACCTCTAACTCTACCTAGTGTTTCTTTACACATTGCGGTAAAATAATCTCTTACCCATTGTTTAGAGGGTGTATTTAATTCATCAAAATTAACCACGTCTACAGGTACATCTGAAGGTAATTTAATTATATCTTTATTTTCATTAAGACATCTTTGTCTTTCTTCCTCAGAAGTTGTTTCATAGTAATGGTACCATACCTTACTACCAGTTACATCCATTCCTGAAGCTCCTGGACCAAAACCACCACGACCAAAAATAATTCTAGAACCAGGAGGGGGTATTAAATGTAATAATTTAGCACCATTAGGTCCTGCCGTTACTTTATATACTAAGTCAGACGATATAATTCTTTGTTTAAGTGAATAATCAGCGTCTCTAGCTAAAATATCAGAAGCTGGTGCTAAATAAAATCCACCATAACCATATCCACCACCTCCACCACCGAAGGGTACCTGACCGTATCCACCACCGAATCCGTAATCACCGAATCCGTAAGAAGAGTATAAAGCATGGTCAATAGTAGGCGGTGTTATCCATAACACTTCATTTATTTCACGACCAGCAGGTATTTCATATACTTGTTGACCTTGTGTTACAGTTACAAAATCTTTTTTAAGTTCCCATGGACCTCTAGCCTGTAATCCAGTTAATTTTGAATAAGCATAAGTAAAAGAGTCTTCATAATTTTGTTCCCTAACAGTTAAAGACCTAGCAATATCTGTAGTTGTGATATCTTTACCATAAAGAGATGACCATTGGGACTCAATTAACCACTCATTTATGTATGCCGAATAATCTTCAATAGATATTTCTAACAAAGTGCATAACATCTCATCTTCCAATTCAACTTTTCTGATTGGAGCACCTAGTCTATGTTTTATTTGTCTAAATAATTTAGATTTTTCCGCATCATTAATTATTAATGCCATAATAGTTTTATTTATAAATATTCAGTATATTTATTAATGATGAGAAATATTATAAAGAAACTTCTTAAAGAGGAATTTAATGATTTTAATTGGGTTAGGGATATAGAAATAGACTTAATCCCTGGAGAAATTTACGATATTAAAACTGGTAATGGTTATTACTGGATTCCAGAACTTTACGTTGGTAGGGATTGGGATGATAGATACAAAGTTGATTATTATGAATTTGAAGATTTAGGTAAATCTAGTGGTATTGGTAGAAGAACTGAGTCTTACGTTAAACAATTAATCCAAAAAGGTGATATTAGACCCTACAACCCAAATTGGTCTATTAAGGATGAATTAACTTTTAGTGATAATATAGAAGATGCTTTAAAAGGTAACTTTGTGATTTATTTTAAAGATGGTGTTTATTTAGACGAAACAATAGCAATACAAGATAAGTTATTTGAAATGGGGTTTAGTTTCTACACTAAAGGTTTAAATGAATATATAACAAATAAAGATTCTTCTGATAAGATACAGTTCTTTGAATCTTTTAATTGGGACAACTCTAATCCTAGATATAAATCAATGCCTTCAGACCAATGGGATAAAAAGAAAATTTTGTTATCAGCAATTAAAAAAGATGATCTTAGTTGGGGTCGTACATCTAGTCCTAGACTTGCGGAACAAGAATTGTTTATCACCGCTAAAGACCATAATGCTATAGTTATCAACGGTGATAAATATATTATTTAAGTTTATATTTTGACATAAAATTTTTAAAGAAATCTTCTGAAATATCTAGTTCATCTTGTTCATCACCCACTACAGTATTTATTATTCTATTTTTCTTTTGTAACATATCATACATCATCTCATCTATTGTACCTATAGCTATAGGATAATAAACGTTAACGGTATGATTAACCCCAATTCTCCACGCACGGTCCTCGGCTTGAGCATGATTAGCAGGAACAAAATCTAAATCATTCATAATAACAACTTGTGCCTCAGTTAATGTAATAGCTGTACCTGCCGAAACTAAGTTACCAATAAAAACTTTCACATCTGGATTAGTCTGGAACTGGTCAATTGAATTTTGTTTTTGTTTACCATTCATAGCACCATTATGACCCACGGCTAATTTACCAAAGTGTCTCATTAAGTCATTAAATGAGTGTGTATAGTTTGTAAAGATTATAACCTTCTGACCATTTTCAATAGCCTGTTCAGCTAATTCTACTGTATGTTTAACTTTTTCTGCTGCAAGATATTTTCTAAGTACAACCAACTCAACCATGTGTCTACCAGTACCCAAACGTTTACCCTCACTTTTCGCCCATTCAAGATATTCCTCAAAGGCGTTATCATATTGTTTCATATCATCTATCTCAATATAATAAGGTGCTACAATTTTTGGTGGTAGGTCTAGGTGGTCGGTTTTCTTTCTTCTAATAATTAAGGATTTAGTTCTTTCACGTAATTCTTCTAGATTAGAAGAGCCGTCTGTTAACCAAATCTCTTTCATACTACCATTCTTTAATTTTTTCTTAAATTTCTTACCGTCACAATATCTAAAAGCATAAAATGTCCAACTACTTGTTATAGGTGAACCACATAAATGTAATAGATTATAGTAATCCATAGGTCTGTTAGCGATAGGTGTTCCAGTTAATAACCAACGTCTTTCAACATTCTCACATATCTGATTAACTATTTTAGTTCTGTCAGCTTTAGGGTTTTTAACCATATGAGCCTCATCCATAATAACTAAATCATAACCTTCGTCAATAATATTTCTTTTAACTTCCCAGTCTTCATATTTTTTTCTATTATCAATTATGGTGTGAAAATTTTTAAGAATATCGTAATTTATGATAGTATATTTTTTAGGTTCCCATCTAGAACCTTTAATTATAGATATTTCTTCTTCTGGTACGTAAGCATTAATTTCTCTGAACCAGTTAATTTTAGCATTAGCGGGACATATTATAAGAATTTTTTTAGCCTCACATTCTATTGAAGATATAACACTCATTACAGTCTTACCAAGACCCATGTCATCAGCTAGAATACATTTCTTTTTCCTTAAAAGAAATTTAATTCCCTCTTCCTGGTGTTTAAACACCCTCCACCCCCTTTTATCCATTTTCTGGTATTTATCGAAATCTACTTCGACTTCTTCTTCTAAATCCATAAGATTTTCATCTATTTGTGTTTTAGGGATATAAAAAAGTGGTGAGTACTTTTGATTTTTAAAAACCTTACCTTTTACATGATAAGTTTTTTCTGAATCAGCTAAAACCTGCTCAATTAATATTTTTTCTGGTATATGGTTTAGTTCAAACTTTTCTTTTAATGTTTTACCAAAAAATTCTGTAATCTTAATTATCTTGTTTACAATTACAGGTTCTATATAAAAATTCTTCTCAATATATTCGGCAGTACTAGGTGATAAAGGAAAAGAACCTTCTTTAAGTAATCTTTCCTTTAATGAAATTAAAAACTCATTTTTACCTTCATAACCTTCTAATTTAAGTAGTGTACTTCTATTTTTTAATTTACTTACATCTAACATAACTATTTAAATATAAAAACAATTTAAAAAAACTAAACTAAACGGCTTGACTAAATATTTATAGATAAAACTTTAATGGCTAATAAGAGAAGACCGATATCAAGACTTCATAAATTTTATGATGATATAGATTTCAATATGGAAAATGAAATGGCTCGTGAGTTTGTTGAGGGTGACCTTAATTTCACCGTTGTTTTATTTAAAGTTGATAGAATTAAAAGTCAAACTGATGATGTTTATGGTGAGACCAGTGCTAATGAAATTAAGTTTCACGCACCAAAAGAAATTAAAGTTAGACCGTTACTTGATGCACCAGAATCTAACACATACTCAGAAGGGTACGGTAGATATCAAGATTACGGACAATTTACTTTTACAGTGTTTGTTGACCATTTAACTGAATTAAATACTGATATAGATTATGGTGATTATATAGGTTATCCAGATTTTGAGGATAATATCAAGTATTTTACTGTAACTGATGATGGTAAAATATTTTCAGATAATGCTCATACAAGAGTGGGTTATAAAGGTTACTATAGAACTATTAAATGTGTGACAGCAGATGCAAATGAATTTAAACCAAATTATTAATAAATGGCTTTACCTAAAAAAAGAAAAACTGATATACAAATTAAGAGTGTAGACCCTCAAGGTGGTCCAGCTCACTGGGTAGATCAGTTTATTGAAAAAAATAAACAGTTTTTACCTAGGTCAGTAGATTTAACGGACCTTGATGCAGGATTTGTTGACTTTGTTAATAATGATTTAGAAATAGTTGTGGAAGGTGAAAGAATACCTGTACATTTTTTAACATTACAAAGATGGAATGAGTTCGCTAAAACTTGGCAAAATACCGATAAATATAAAAATTTAAAAATACCATTTGTTTCTGTTGTTAGAAGACCTAACCCAGAAACTGGAACAAATCCGGCTGATTTTAAAATACCAGTAAGAAAAAGTTTTCCTTATATGACAATCCCTGTTTGGAACGGGAATCGTAAGGGTGCTGATATATATAGTATCCCTAACCCAGTTGGTGTGGATATGATTTATACTGTAAGATTTTTTACTTATAAAATGAGGGAATTGAATAAATTACATCAAAAGATATTACAAACTTTTGCTTCAGCACAAGCTTATGTTAATATTAAAGGTCACTATTTCCCTATTTTATTAGAAAGTATTGGTGATGAAAGTCAAATAGATAATTTAGATGGTAAAAGGTTTTATGTTCAAACTTACGAAATGAGATTACAAGGTTATATTGTAGACAGTGAAGAATTTGATATTAAACCAGCCGTAAATAGAGCTTTTCTTAGTATTGAGGTTGACCAGAAAAAACCTAGACCAGTTGCTAGATTTATTAAAGATGACACTAATAATGACCAAACAATATCTTGTGTTATACAATTTTTACCTGCTTCACAAACTCAAATCTCTTTTGGTATTGAGAATGCGATTGAATTCTCATCAATACAACTTAAAAATGTTACTGTTTATACTATAACTAAAAATGGTTCCCCTGTTACATTCCCATTCAGTGTTGCTGAGACCGATGTAATTTACCTTAGTATAGTTAAAGAAGATTCAACAAAAATTAGTGAAATAATACTTAGAGGTTTAGTAATAATATAATGGCAAATAATTCATTCGGTACTAATAGTAATGTAGTACAATATTTTGTTGTACAACCAGACCAGGTAATAACAGGTTCCACAGGAGACTTTTATGTTTGTAATGGTACGTTATATTCTAAAGAAATTAATGGTTGTGACGATAGGGTACTTATAAATAATAACATATTCTACAATACAAGTGAGGTCGTATTTAATTCTACTATAACTGCTTGTGATGGAGTTTATACTTCAAACTTATATGGGTGTTCACCAATTAGAATACATGATACATCTTATTTCTTAAAAGATTTATATGTTATTAATGGTTATACAACCTTAAGTGCTACAACCGCTAGTACATTAAATTTAACACAAATACCAGTTGTTAATAATTCTGCTACACAAATTTTAACAAGAAACATCACAACTGGTAATGTAGAATATCGTGATGTAAATACAATAATTACAGAAGCTGTACCTTATGTAACTGGTGGTACTTATAACCCAGAGACTAACATAATTTCTTTAGAAAATAGTGATGGTTCAGTTGTAAACATTACAGGTGTTACAGATACATATGTTAGTGGTTTAACACTAAATGGTAACATTCTAGAGTTATCTAGAAATGAAGGGTTACCGATACTTTCAGTAGACCTAACTTCAATAGTTAGTGGTGATACAAATACATATACGACTGGGTTTACATATAATAACAATAGATTAGTAATATCACAAAATAATGGAATTCCAGACATCGAGGTTTATATAAATGAATTTTCTGGTTTAACTATTAACGGTAATTTAAATGTTATAAATTCTATAAGTGCTACAACTTATTATGGTGATGGCTCTAATTTAACAGGCATATCTAGTTCAGATAATTATGTAACTGGCGGAACTTATTCAAATGGGAGTTTAATTTTAAATAGACAAAATGGTAGTGTAACAATTAATGGATTATCTACAGGGTATACATTAACGTCTTCAGAAATTAATTCGGTTTTAGGTTATACACCTTTATCAGCATTTACTATTACATCATCGGAAATAATTACAGCATTAGGTTATACACCTTTATCAGCTTACACAGATAGTTATGTAACTGGTTTCACATATTCAAATAACTTATTAACAATTTCACAAAATCAGGGATTGTCTGATTTGATTGTTAACATATCTGGTGTAACTAATATACAAAATTTAATCACAGTTGGTTTACCAGGTAGTAACACTGATTTTAATTCAATTAAATCTGCTGTAAATAGTATCACAGATGCATCACCTAATAACACATATGTTGTTAAGGTAGGTCCTGGTGTATTTTATGAAGACACTATAATAATGAAATCTTATGTGGATGTAGTTGGTGAGAGTGAGACTAATACTATTATACAAGCAAATGACCCAAACACATCTTTAATTATAGGTGCCGACCAATCAATGGTTAATAATGTACAAATACAGGGTTGTACTGGTACAGGTGTGTCAGCGGTTTATTATTCATCACCAACAACGCCACAATTAAATGCTATTTTCTATGTTGAGAATGTGAGATTTGGTTCTAACTATACACATGCTAAAGTTGTTGGTACTTCAGGTGGTAACTGTATTATGCAATGTTCAAACGTTAAATATGGTGGTTATCCTTTCACATTAGGTTTTTATGTAACAAATGATGGTTCAGGTATAGGTAGAATGCAATTAAGGAATGTTACATCAACTAACGGGGGTGTGTCAACTACATCTGGATTAGTATTTGCTAAATCTGACCAACCAGGTTGTGCTTTTATTGTTAATGGAGCTTTATTAACAAAATCTGTAGGTACACCTTCTGGTATTGGATTCTGGATAGAGAATGGTGGTGTATTAAGAGCGACATCAGTAAACTTACAAAGATGGTCAACAGGACTTTATGTACCAAATGTTGGTTCAGCTCCTAGTATTGATGCTTTAACTCTTAATTTTGAGGGATGTACTATTGATGTTAACATAGAACACCCTTCTACAACAGGTAAATTACTTGGTACTGATAATTATAGTAAAACTATAATCCCTTTAAATGCGCCAATATACGAGGTTGGTGAGGACCCTAGGGTTATAACTGTATCTAAAAAAGGTGGTGATTTTACATCGATTAAATCAGCGGTGGATTCTATTACTGGTAGTTCTAAAAGTAATAGGTACTTAGTTAAAGTAGGTCCTGGAATATTTAATGAGCAAACAATTAATTTAACAAATAAACCTTATATTAGTGTTGAGGGTAGTGATATTCAAATTACTATTGTTACACCACAAAATACTAATCAAACAATTTTTGAATTAGGTACAGATAATGAGTTGTCATTTATGACAATAAGTGGTGCTACAAGTGGTATTGGTATTAGTTGTAACGATATAGATGGGTTCTCATTAATACATAAAGTATCTATGTATGATAATGATACTCACGTTTGGGTACAGTCTTCTAATTATAGTACAACATTCTACGGTGAATATTTAGATATTAATGGAGAATTTACTTATGGTGTTAGATCATCCGCTAATAATTCTATCCCATCTATAGTAAGTTTAGAAAACTATTTTACTTTCCCTACAAGTACTGGTAACACTATATCTAGTTTAATAGAGGGAGATGGATCATCACTTTCAGTTATAGGTGGTATTATACAAGGTAATTCATCAACTAATTCAATAGGGGTACAAATTAAAGACGGTGGTTATTTTAACTGTTCTGCGGTTGACATTAATTATTGGGATTATGGTATTAACATACCAAATATAGGTCAACCGACTAGGTTTGAGTTGGATTCTACCAATTTAAATAATAATACCACTAAAGATTTTTTAATAGAACAATCTTCATCTTCTGGTAGATTTCAAGGAGCTTCACACCATACTAAAATTGATAGTATTAGTAATGATTTCTTTTGGTTGTTTTTGGATAATAATGATGGTGAATTAGAGATTACTAGAAAAGCATCAGTAACCTTTAGTGATGGTACACATACAGATTTTACCACATTACTTTTTGAGGGGTCTACTATGGGTCTTATGAGTGGTGGTGAAATAAATATTGTTAGTGGTTTTACTATTAGTACAGCTACAGGTTTTGGTTATTTAGCTAAAACGTTATCACCTGACATACATTCAAGAATAGACTGGGTAGATTCACAAATCACTTTAAACCCAGATGAGAATAAATATATTTACATAAATGAAAATGGTATTTTATCTAGTTCTGGAACTAGGCCTAACAGTATTAACAATATAGTATTAGGTAGAGTAGTCACAAATTCTACTGAAGTATTATTTATTGATTTAAGTCCGGCACATTCAGATCATACATCAAACAGATATGGTAACTTATTTAGAGAAGCTATGGGACCTATTTATGCTTTTGGTTCTATAGTTACTGAAAATGTTACCCCATTTAATCTTGATATTACTGGTGGTGAATATTACTACTCTACAAGTGAATTCACACCTACAGGCGGTACCGCAATTTCATTCACACAATATTATAGAAATGGTTTAGGTGGGTGGATTACTTCGGCAACAACTGAAGTTTTTCAAGGATATGATGATAATAGTGGTACGTTATCACCACTGACTTTATCAGCTTTTACTAAACATACATTATATCTTGTGGGTGATGGTTCATACGAAAAATACTTTTTAGTTTTAGGACAAAATGAATATCCTACATTAATACAAACCGAAAACGCTTTATTACCAACCCCACCAACATTTTTTACGGATTCTGTAAGTCAGATTGCCAATATATACATACAACAAGGGAACTCAAATATTATTCAAATTGAGGATATAAGACCGACTATTGGATTTAGATCTGGTGGTGTAAACGCATCATCTATACATGGTAATTTATTAGGTTTAGGGTCTGACGACCATACCCAATACCTTTTAGTTAATGGTGGTAGGTCTATGGCGGGTAACCTTGATATGGGGGGTAATAATATTAGTAATGTTAACACAGTTGATGGTGTAGATGTCTCTTCACACTCAATAAGACATAAATTTGGTGGTGATGACCCTATAGGTTCGACTATACCAGGTCCTAATTATATACCATATGCTGATGTTACTGGAACTTTAGATAGTTGGGTTTCAACGGCAACAACAACTACGTTTGGTAGGGTTAAGTTAAGTACTATCCCTATAACACCATCAAACCCTATAGCTATAGGTGATAATGATATTAGAGTATCTAAATCCATAACAGGTGGAACATATTCTTCAGGTACATTAATACTTAAAAGTGTTTCTTCTGGGGACGTAAATATAACTGGGTTTACTACACAATTTACAGGTGGTACTGTACAAAATCAAACAAATTTTAGTAACAATATAGTTGTGTCGGGTACGTCAACTCTTATTGGGTCTGTTACTTTTACAAATATATCTGGTGGAACTTATTATGGTGATGGTTCTAATTTGACTGGACTTAATATTTATAATTTAACTGGTGGTACTGAAGGTAAAATATTAAGTAAAGATTCATCTTCTGATTATGATTATAGTTGGAAGTCTTACAATGAGGTTATACAATTACAAATACTATCTGAAGGTAACACAATTAGTGATGGATTTAAAGGGTATCGTTATATAGATAAAGATATGACAATACATAAAATAACCATGTTAGCCAATTCAGCAGCTACAGTAAATTTTAGAGTAGGTGTTAATGGTACAACAATAGGTACTACAGGTTTAACTGGTCAAACAAGTAATGTTGATACCGTGTTATCTGGATGGACAACAAATTTAAATGGTGGTTCATTTATGGAGTTTAATGTAGACTCTTTAGGCACAATAAATACATCACAAGGTGTAGTAATATTAATAATAGAAGCTTTTAAAAATATATAAAAAATGAAAACAACGTTAACTTATGATTTTAATAATCAATTAAACCCTATTAGTTCTTATAATCAAAATAGTGCTAATACTGGTACAATGATTTTTAAATACACAGATGGATCTGGTGTTAGTTATGTACAACCGGCAAAGAATACCCCATATTATATTTATTTACAACAAGGTACTTTACAACAAAACTTTCCACACGTTATTCAGTGGAGTAATGATATAGATTATGTATTTACTGGTGTTGTTGCAGCATCACAATCATCTTTGTTAATAGGTTTAACAAAGTATCAAAGGTCTACAAATACTTTCACTGCTTTAGGTAGAATTTCTGTTACACCAGCTTTAGCTGCAGGTGCTAACAAACAAATTGCATCATTTAGAGGGCACTTATATAGACATACAAGTGGTACTGTTGGGGTATCTGGTACAGCTGTAACTGGTCTGGGATCTACTTTCCAGTCATCTAGAATAGCTACAGGTGCTAGAATAGGTTTTGGATCAACTAACCCTGCCCTAATTACTACATGGTATGAAATATCTACTATTTCTTCAGATACATCATTAACCTTATTAACAAACGCCGGAACAATATCTAGTGGGACCCCTTATGTAATAGAAGAGTTACGTGTTTACATTACACACCAAAGAAGTGCCACATTTAACGCGGCAGGATTAATTGTAGTTAAAGGTTTACATGAAGGTGTTTTCGGAGGTCCAACTGTTATACCTGAGTCAACTACAGTTGACAACATTAGGGCCTTTTATAAATTAGACCCTGGTGTTTCTGAAAACCAGTATCCTAATGGTATTGCTATTGATGACCCTATTTCAGATACTGAACAATACATTTATGTATATAATAGACCTGTCAACTCAACAACAAACTTAGAGTTTATTAAATATAATACAAGAGCGGCTTTAACTGTGTCAGCTGGTACATCAAATAACGCATATGTTTTAAGAACGGGTAGTGTTCTACTTACAGGTACACAATTATTAAGTAGTGTTAGGGTAGCAACAACTTCACATGGTCCAGCTTCAGGTAATAAATCTATATATCTATTAACTAGTACTAGGTTATATGCTTGTCCTTTAAATTTAATAACTTCTGGGTCCACCAACTTTTTAGCTTACGCTCACGTACATACACCTCCAGGGACTACGAATACATACTCAACGTCAACTTACGGTTATTTTGATTACGCGGGTAGTATTGATACATTTATTACAGCCAATTCAGCTGCACCATACCAATGTAACTTAGAAAAATTTGGTGAGGTTTCTAATAGGTATTTTTTCCCTTATATAGGTAGGATTCGAAACGTTTCAACATCTTCAGATGCTGGTGAGTTTTACACTACTTCTGGGGTTCTCCCTAATATATGGGCTGAAAATGGGATAATGTATTCTGCTGTTGGTGCGGCTGGTAATAATTATTTATACGCAATACCTATTAATGCTGATAGTGATTATGCTATAAACAATAATCAGTTCGTTACAACGCCAATTATGTATACACCAGGTTGTACACAATTCTATACAGTAACTTTAGATTTAGATCAATTTAGTGGGTCAGACCCATTAGGATCAGTTGGTGATAATGTTAGATTATATGTTAGAACCTCTGGTATAAGTGGTAATACTGGTTCATGGTTAAGGGTTCCAGATAACGGTGACATATCAACTCTAGTTGGGGGTGCTAATCAAATACAAGTAGCTGTAACATGGCAAACTATGGGTATGATGGGGTCTTATCCTTGGGTTTACAAAGTAAATGTAACATATGAGGATGGTTCTCAAGATAGTCATTATTTACCTTCACTAGCTAATTCATCAGCTTCAGGTAGAAATTTCGCTTTCTATCAGGCACAATTATGGAATTCTAACATACCTAACTTACGTATAAGATTATATAATGCTACAACTGGTTTCTTAATACTTGATGATGATGTAAATAGTTCTTTATATGGTTCTTGGTCATATTCTAGTGATGGTGGTTCTTCTTGGAACTCTTGGGATAGTTCACAAGATGTGGTTGGTAATTACATTAAATATACAGCCAATAGTTTACCGGCAAATACATTAATAAGAGCATTATTAACAATAAGCTAATATGGAAGATATACTATTTTCTAGAACATTATTTTTTGTTGGGCCAACAGATGGATTTGTTTCTGGTCCAATACTGGGTATTGAGTCTGTTAACTTATTTTTATTACAAACTTACTATAGAGAACTCATAATTATATCTTAATAGACTTGATATTTCAATTAACGCAAATATTTATATAAAAATAAATTTGTGAGTAAAAAGATTAATGCTTTAAAAGTTAATATAGGTCCGTTACATGGTTTTGATTTTATACCTATATTTGACCCTACCGTTGGTGAAGAAGAACGTATTACCGTAGACAAACTTAAAAGTTATGTTTTATCTGGTTTTACTGGTTCTATAACAGGTGGCACAATATCTTCCGCAACTAGATTTACTGGTGGCTTAAGTGCTAACACTTTTAGTATAACTACAACACCAACTAACAATAATTTAAATACACAAATATTAACTAGAAATTCAACTAGTGGATCAGTTGAGTATTTAGATTCGTCAGTAATTATTGCTTTAGCGACACCTAAAGGTAACGTTAATGAGGTACAATATAATGGTGGTGGTGTATTTAGTGGGGCATCAAATGTTGAAATAAATTCAGGAAATTTACAATTAGTTTCAACAACAGACCCTACCGCACCAACAACTGGTAATCTTATTTTATATTCAAAAGATATTGCCGGTAGACAAATGCCTAAATGGATTGGTCCTAGTGGTGTTGACACACCTATACAATCAAACATAATGTTTAATAATGTTTCGGTTATAAGTCCAGGTGGTGGTACAACTATAAACACCCTTGGGTGTACTGTCACTAATGTGGGTACAGTGTCGAATCCTAATATCTCAATAACAAACTTAAAGACTCAAACTAGGAGGGTTGTTAACACTTCAGCCACACCTGGTGGTTCATTAGCTTCAACTCGTGTTGACGTTTTAGAATGTTGGAGGGGTAATGTGGCAGGCCAAGGTGGATTTTTTGTTGTGGCTAGATTTGGTTTAGCTACTTTACAAACTGGTATGAGAATGTTTGTCGGTTTAACCGATACTGCTCCAACTGCTCCAACTAATATTGACCCAACAACATCTACTACACCAGGTAAAATTGGTATGGCAATAAATGCTAGTACTGGTAACTGGAACTTAGTTCATAATGTCTCAGGTATAGCACCAACATTAATAGCTTTAGGGGCTAACTTTCCAGTAAATACTACTAATCTTTTAGAACTTATATTATTTGCTAAACCTAATGATACTGCGGTTTCTTATCGTATAACAAATTTATCTACGAATGCTCAAACTACAGGTACTTTAACAACTAATTTACCACCAACAACAACACCATTAGGTAGAACCATATGGGCAACAAACAACGCTACAGCTGCTTCAGTAGCATGGGATTTATCTAGATTCTCATTAGAAACTGATTATTAAAAATAAAAACATGGCTTTAATTATTACACCAACAACAGAACAAAAAATTTATGTACAAGGTACAACTATAGAATTACCACAAGTTTATAATAGATTAGAATTTGTGTGTAGGTCAAATGGTACTACAATAGAAATTACATTTTCTACTTATTTAGATTATTCATCATTTTTAAGAAGGTCATTAGTACCAACAGATTTACCAACAAGAACTTTAATTGTTGATATTGATCCATTAACACAAACACAGGGATTAGACTCTGCTCATGAATTAGCTAAATCCTGGTATGAAAGTTTAGGTTATTCGGTTTCAATAGATTTGGGTTTAATATAAATTATTCATCCCCGTATAAATCTTTTGGTTTAATACATTTTTCTTTTATTAATTTCTCAACAAAAGCGAACATTTTTAAACCATTCTTTTCACAATACTCTTTTAATATTTTATGAGTGTTCTCAGTAATTTTTAAATTTTTATCTCTTTTCATGGTTTTTTAACTATAAATATGATAAAAATCATACTTCTATCATACTAATTTTATTATTAGAAAATCAAAATAGATTTTTTGGTAAAAAAGATAATATTTATTAATAAAATAACTATTAATAAAAAACAAAATTAAATGGCTGATAATAAAATATTTGTATCACCAGGTGTATTCACATCAGAAAAAGATTTAACATTTGTTGCACAACAGGTCGGTGTGACAACTTTAGGCGTTGTTGGTGAAACCCTTAAAGGTCCTGCATTTGAACCTATTTTCATCACTGGTTATGATGAATATGTTGCATTATTTGGTGGGACTAGTCCTAAAACTTTAGGCAACAAAAAACCTCAATTTGAAACATCTTATATTGCTAAGCAATATTTAACACAATCTAATCAATTATTTGTAACTAGAGTTCTTGGTTTAACTGGATATGACGCCGGTAGTGCATGGATTATCACATCAAGTGCTAATTATGACCCATCAACTGTTAACGTAGGTCCTACATATAACTTTACTGGTTCAACAGATTCCACTGGTACTACATCTAATTTTGGTGATGCTGGTGCTGGTGAGGCTCAATTTTTGTATAATACTTACGGAGGTTTTGATACTCAATTACCTGCAGCAGTAGGTACACCTTTCAGTTTACAACAAACATGGACTAAAGTGGGTTCTTATTTTACAGGTTCTAGTTTAGTTGGTGAGGTCACTACTTACGATTCTGTGGCATTCTCTGGAACTGTTTCTGGTGTTGTAACAACTTATACAGCCTCAGCCTATACACAATATGAGAATAAGGTTTTAGCCATGATTAGATCTAGAGCTACAGTATCTAACGACCAATTATCATTTAATGTAGGTCAAATTGTAAATGGTTTAGTAGGTGATATGACAAATACATTAACAAATCCATTAGGTTCTTTTACATTAACTGCGTATACTTCAGGGTTCACTAGTAATGTTATTTACGACGCTTCTTTAGATTCTACACAAAGAAATTATTTACCTAGAGTTATTGGTTATACTCCTACAGATAAAAATACTGAGATTTGGGTTGAAGAACTTTACCCTAATTTGTTAACTGATATGATCAATAATGATTATATTTTAGGTCTTAACACAAAATTATTATACATCAACAATTTTGATAACTACCAACAAAGTTATCAAACACCAGAAACTCCTTGGGTTGTTTCAGAATTACGTGGTAATATTGTTGAAAAATTGTTTAAATCTATATCAATTTCTGATGGTAGTATGGCTAACCAAGAAGTTAAGATTTCTATTCAAAGAATTGATGTTGAAAATAAAACTTTTGATATCGTAGTTAGAGAGTATTATGATACAGATGCTAGACCATCAGTTCTAGAAAGATTCTCTAAATGTTCAATGGACCCTAGTTCTAGTAACTATGTAGCATTAAGAGTTGGTACTGCTGATGGTGAATTCCCATTAAAAAGTAGATACATCATGTTGGTTGTTAACCCTAACGCTCCTATCGATGCATTCCCAGCAGGGTTCGAAGGATATAGAGTTAGAGATTATAACCCAACAAATACTTCAGATGTTGTATTACCTCCAACACTTATCTACAAAAAAGTTTATGATTTAACTAATGATAAATTAAGAAAAGTTTATTTAGGTTTATCTGATACTACAGGTATTGACCAAAACATGTTTAACTGGAAAGGTTACGCAACAGTCCCTAATTCATCATATATGTGGACAGCAAGTACTAAAGGTTTCCACATGGATAGTGGAGCTACAATAGCTGGTAATTTTGAGGTTGGTGAGTTCGCGTTCAGAGATACTGCAAGTATTACTAACACAACTTACTCTAGTATTAACGCTTGTAAATTTACAGTAGCACCTTACTTAGGGTTTGATGGTTGGAATGTTAACAGAGAAAATACATTAACACCAAGAACAAACTTAGACAGATATAAAGTAGGTAGATCAGGATTTAACGCTGGTTTAGCTTCAGGTGAATTTGAACAAATTGGTTCTACTGATGGTACTTCTGATTACTACGCATACTTAAACGCTATTAGAACATTCGCTAATCCTGAAAGTGTAAATATTAACGTGTTCGCAACACCAGGAATCGATTACCAAGATAACTTAAATCTTGTTGATGAGACAATCAGTATGATTGAAGAGGAAAGAGCTGATTCAATTTATATTGTAACATCACCTGATAGATACGCTTACTCAACTAGTTCATTCGATTTAATTGGTTTAGGATTCTCAACACCTGATGTTATTACATCTGAAGAAATTGTTGATATTCTAGACGCAGCAGGACTTGATTCTAACTACACTGCCACTTACTGGCCTTGGATTCAGATGAAAGATAGAGAAAATAATGTTAATATTTTCCTTCCTCCTACATTAGAAGTAGTTAAAGATATCGCATTAACAGATAATATTTCATTCCCTTGGTTCGCAACAGCTGGTTACACTAGAGGTAGAACTGAAGCTATTCAACCAAGAATTAAATTAACTGAAGGAATGAGAGATACTCTTTATGAAGGTAGAATTAATCCAATGGCTTACTTCTCTGACGAAGGTACATTAATCTGGGGTAACAAAAATTTACAAGTTGCTGATTCAGCTCTTGATAGATTAAACATTAGAAGATTGTTGTTACAAACAAGAAAATTAATTTCAGCGGTAGCTATTAGATTATTGTTTGAACAAAATGATCAAATTGTTAGAAATCAATTCTTAAACTTGGTTAACCCTATTTTGGATAACATTAGAAAAGAAAGAGGTTTAACTGACTTTAGAGTTCAATTATCTAATGACCCAGAAGAAATAGATAATAATGAATTAAGAGGTAAGATATTTATTAAACCAGTACCTACATTAGAATATATCATACTTGAATTCAATGTAACGCCTACTGGAGCTAGTTTCGATAACCTATAATTTTTTAAAATAAATTAAATGGGTAACAAATTGTTACCCATTTTTTTTGTCTTTACTTTTTTAATGTATATTATGATATTTATATATAAAGGGATAACTTATATAAATATTATACCATGAAAATAAAATTAATTTGTAAACAATGTGAAAAAGAATTTGATACTGAATATAAGTTCAGAGATAAAAAATTTTGTTCAAGAGATTGTTACTTTAATAGTGCTCGTCAAGGAAAAATAAAAACTGGTAAAAGCAAAGACCCAAATGTGAGAGAAACTAGAAACTGTAAAGTTTGTAATACTGAATTTGAGGTTAGGAAAAAGGACCCTAAAACTATGTGTTCTGATAAATGTAGAGTTGAATGGGGTAGTAGCGATACTATTAAAGAAAAGAGGTTAGATAGTATAAAAAAAACAACACAAGAAAAATATGGTGTTAACCACATATGGAATTTAAAAGAAATACATAAAAAAACTATAATAAATCGTGATAAACAATTATCAGTAGAAAGACAAAAAAATACACTAAGAGAAAAACATTTAGTTAATTTAATTAAAAATTTATCTAATCAAAATTTAGTCTTGCTGGATGAATACACTACCAATAAAAACGGTAATACTTCTATATCTTATAACTTTTGTTGTACAACTTGTGGTAAAAATTTTCATTCAACTTTATTAGGTTGCGGTAGAATACCAAAATGTCCAAAATGTTACCCGAATACTAAAAATAATTCTTTAGAATTATTCATAACAGAATTTTTAGATAATAATAACATTAAATATATTACTAATACTAGAAAAATAATAAGTAAAGAGTTAGATATTTACATACCTACACACAATTTAGCCATAGAATTAAATGGTATGTATTGGCATGGTGAATTAAATGGTAAAAACAGAAATTATCATTTGAATAAAACAAAAGAATGTTATGAAAAAGGGATTAGATTGTTACATATATTTGATGAGGAAATAGAGACAAAACCACAAATAGTACTATCAAAATTATCTAATATATTGGGTTTAATATCTAATAAAATTTATGCAAGAAATTGTGTTATTAAAGAAGTTGATAGTAAAACTAAAAAACAATTTTTAATAAACAATCACATTCAAGGAGACACAAAAGATAAAATAAGATTAGGGTTATATTATAAAGATGAATTAGTGTCTTTAATAACATTTACTAATCGTAAAATAACCAAAGGTAAGTCCACTTGGGAAATAACTAGATTTGCATCAAAAATAAATTATCAAGTTGTTGGTGGGTTTTCCAAATTATTTAAATATTTTATTAAAAATTATGAACATAAAAGAATTGTTACATTTGCTGATTTACGTTGGTCTTCATATAATCATTTAAATACTGTTTATAACAAAAATGGGTTTACATATGAATCACACACAAAACCGTCATATTGGTATTTTTTTAGACCTTATAATGATAAAAAATATCATCGTTTTACTTTTAGAAAAGATTTATTAGTTAAAGAAGGTTTTGACCCAGATAAAACAGAATGGGAAATTATGCAGGAACGTGGATTTGATAGAATATGGGATTGTGGTAATATTAAATTTATATACGAACAATAAATTTTTATAAAAAAACGGCATATTTATAAATAAAAAAGAAATTATGTCAAAAATTATAACAAAAAGACAGTTAAATACCTTAATCGAATCTACAATGATGGAGTATGGTATGAACAAAAATGAAGATCCAAACGAATCTAATCCTAATGAAATGTCACAGGAAGATATTGATAACGCTACTAATTATGTATCATATATGAAAGAAGATACTATGTGTGAATGTGGTGGTATGATGTATGAAGGTGTTTGTGAAGAGTGTGGGTCAACTGGTGAACACATGGAAGAAGAATTACATGGTAATCAATACAAGTTGGATAAAAACAAAAATAATAAGATTGATTCTGAAGATTTAGAAATGTTGAGAAAAGAAGGTTCTGTTGAGGTGTCTGTTAATGATTTAGCTGAATCTGTTACAAAAACTATTGATACATCATTCTTAACTGAAAATATGGATAATTTTAAAAAATTAATTAATTATAAAAACAAGTAAAAATATGAAAACTAGATATAAAATCAGAAAAGAACAACTAGAAAGAGTTGTTGAGTCTTTTGTAATGGAATCTACAGAAGGTAAAATGATAGTTAAAGACGCTGCCAAAAAACATAAAATGAATATGGGAGCTGAACAACATGATGATATGGGTGACGGAATGAAAAAAGCTCCAGTTAACAAAAAAAATAAAATGAAACAAGCTCCTGAAGTTAAGAAAAACATTCATGGAAAAGTTTCTGAAACGGAAATTAAAATGTTTGCTCAAATTAATAATTTAACTGAATCTGAGGTTGTTAGAAGAATTGAATTACTTAGAGAATATGATGAACAAGCTTTTATGAAACAGTTTAATATTACTGTTAAAAGTTCGTACCCTAAATTGACTGGTAAAAAAGCTTCTGATGAAGAAGTAGAAGAATTATATCAAAAAGCTAAAGCTAATGATTTTGAAGGTAAAGTGGAGATAACTAAAAAAGGTCCTGAAGGTCAATTAGTTTATGTTTCATCTAAAGAAGTTACAGGTAAAACTGCTAAACTTCCTTGGTGGAAACGTGTTGGTGGTTCAGACCAAACTTCTGGTAAATAATAAAATTATTATATATAATAAAAGGGGGTTATTAACCCCCTTTTTTTATTTTTGTGAAATAGCATCATAAAGTTCTCCGATATTAATATGGTTAAGTCTATCTAAATGACGTTCAAAAATAAAATCATGTTTAGTTAAAAAATCACCATTACCACGATACAAAGCAACATTAACTTTAAGGATTCTAATACACCATGTAACATTCTTTTTTCTTTTATTAACCATGTAAATAAAAAATAAAACAGGTAGTAATGATATAAGACCATACAATGGAAAACTCATAATAGAAACAATAGCTAAACCAATAGACCCGAAAAGGTTTTTTCTCATTAAAACATATTTGTCATAATATTTAATCAAACTATCTACATCATCAGATAATATTTTATTTATCATCTCAATTTTAGTTAAACTATTAAACTGTTCTTCAGTTAAATCACTATAAGGAATTCCTTTATATTTATCTTCTATTTTCATGTCTAATTAATTTATACTAATATAAAAATTATTTTTCAAACCACAATCGTTTTATTTTAATATTTTTTAAAATATCATAATTATTTTCATTTAAAAGTCCTTTAGTGTTGAAAAATGTTTTTAATATTTCAAATTCTTTTATTTTCTCAGTTCTTACAGCATTTTTAAAACTAGCAATAATAAAGGTAACGAACCAAATAAATAACGTACCTAACCAAATAAACTTGGGTTGATTAAACAACCAAAGTAAAATAGATAGGGAAAATAATATCCTAGAATGCTTCAAATAATAAATAACTAAATCACATAAACCATTAATTTCATCTACTCTATCCTCAAATAATGAAAACATATCATGTTCATTTGTTATATCTTCTTCTATACTTTTCTTATAAATGTTTTTCATTAATTATTTTTTACAAATATACTAAATATTTATGTGTATACGAATAAAATAAATTTTAGTTACTAATAAATATGAAGAAAATAATTTTAACAGAATCACAAGAAATAAGATTAAGAAAAGCTATCTTAGAAATGAAACTTAGGTCTTATATCTTTGACTGGGATGATAATATATTATATATGCCCACAAAAATAAAAATGGATAGAAATGTTGGTGGTAAATGGGTCCCTGTAGATGTATCTACAGAAGAATTTGCTCACGTTAGAACCAATCCTGAATATAGACTTAGAAATGATGACCGTGATGTCGCTTTTGAGGACTTCCAAAAATCAGAACCATTTTATGCTGATATAAAAAAGGCAATTAATTCTAGAAGTTTTGCTCCTAGTTTTGAGAAATTTAAAGAATCTTTAATACATGGTAATCCTTTTGGTATTAATACCGCTAGAGGTCATAAACCAGACACTTTAAAACAAGGTGTTAAACTTTTTATAGATATGGTTTTAACTGATGATGAAAAAGAACAAATGATCTCTAATTTAAAAAATAATTTAAACAGAGTAGATGGTTTAAATAATGACCAACTTATAGATAAATACCTTGATGATATGGGTGAATATTATCCAGTATCTTCACAAGAATTTGGTAAGAGATTTGGTTTACCTGTTAGTGGTAGTGCTTCTAACCCTGAACATGCTAAACAAGTTGCTATAGAACATTTTGTTAAAAAAGTATTTAACAATATTGATAAACTGATTGATGGTGGTTATACAAAAATGTCTGTAGGGTTTTCTGATGATGATATTAGAAATGTTAAAGCTGTTGAGAGATTTATAGAAGAACAATTAAGTATTATGTATCCTGAAATAACTTTTGTTGTATATGATACTTCTGAAAGAGGGAAACGTAAAATGGTATTTGAAATAGAATAAAAAATAAAAAGGGGGTTTATAACCCCCTTTTTTTATGCTTTCTTATTGATAACCTCGTCGATTATACCATAAGATAAAGCTTCTTCGGCTGATAACCAAAGGTCTCTTTGTGCATCTTCCATTACTTGTTTAGGGTCTTTACCACAATAACCACCCAATAATTCAAATAATAAATCATTTGTTTTTTCCCATTCTTTCATGGTAATTCTAGCATCCTGGATATTACCTCTAGTACCACCACTAGATTGGTGTAGCATAGTTTGAGAAAATCTCAATGAACTTCTCATACCTTTTGTACCAGCCCCAAGTAGTACAGAACCCATAGAAGCGGCCATACCTGTATTAATAGTTTGAATTTTATTTGGGATGTAGTCCATTACATCCACCATTGATAAACCAGATTTAACTGACCCACCTGGTGAATCGATATGCATCGTAATTGTTTTTTTAGGGTCTTGTTGGGACAAAAACAAAAGTTGAGCCTGTACAACAATAGACATTCTATCATCAACAGGTCCTGCACACCAGATTATTCTATCCATCATCAATCTTGAGAACACGTCCATTAAAGCCACATTCATTTGCCTTTCTTCTACGATGTTAGGTGTTACATTATTGATTGTTAAACCCCCTCTTTGGTTGTATAACGAATCTTGTAGTTTACCCCAATAATCTAAGGTACTAGACCCAATGCCTAAATGGCTTACACAATATTTATTAAATTCATCCATATTATTTATTTATTTGTTAATTTTAAACCAATTTTCATATTTTTTAGATTTTAATCTATTTTTAACGATATGTCTAGCTATATTTAATTTTTCAGAAGCCTCTTTTATTGTATCATATTCAATACCATCTACACTAACTTTTTGTGACCTGGGATTATTATTAGTCATAAATTGTGAATGTTTATCATTTTTAATCCCTAGTTTTTTTAAACTAATTTTAATCTTGGTATCTTGGCTATGAGTTCTGCCAACTTTACCTTTTAATGACTCACTTATATTTTTTTTATGTTCTTCAGTAAATATTTTATTTTTTCCAGATTCTGACATTTTTTCTCTAGTTTTTTTATCAATAAATTTACCTTTTTGTTTTTGTGAAACTTTTTTCATTATTTCACGTATCTCTTCTTCTGATTTATTTACTGTCCAGTCACCACCGTCACCACCTTTAGTTAAATTATAACCATCATTATTTGTATTATACTTACAAATATAATAAATTTCTCGTTCATTTAATATATTTTCAGGTATATTTTCTTCTAAAATAATTCTTTTAAATATGTCTCTACCATGTTTATTAGCTATTTTATTAGGTATAATACCACCTGACCAGTAGCTTTTATATTTACCATTATGTTTACCAATATATTTTTTATAATTCCTTCTATCAATTAACATGTAAATGTAACCCATATTTATTTTATTATATAAATATGTCCATCATTAATTATTTTTTTAAAGGTTATATACAAACAAGTATAGAACTTTTTTTATGAATAGTCTATACGCTATTTAATTTATTTTAATGATTTTAAATAAGAACACTTTTTAAAATTATAGGATATTTATGATAAACACTTAACTATAATCAAAATATTAATAGTGAGTTCAATTAATACATTAATACATTAATAAATGGAAAATACAGATAACGCTTTAACAAAATTAGCTGATCAAAAAGAGCAAGCCCTTACATTGGAAAGATTGTTAGAGTCAGTAAATAAGTTAAATTCATTACATGATAATAAATTACTAAGTGAAAATAAAAATGTGATTCTTGAGGTTAGTCTTTGGAATAACATAAAATATTATTTAGGTAAACTAGGTAGATACAAAGCTGGAGGTAAAATTTTAGGTAAAGGTAAAGTAGACCAAGAAGCTGGAGCGAAGATAGAAAGAATTATTCGTAAAAAAGGTAATGAGGCTATTGAGTTATTACATAATAGTATTATGTCTTTAAACTCTAAAGATAAAGGTGAATTCCCTAATAATAGAGACCCAGAAGTATTTTTAGATATAGTATTAAGTATTGCTCAAACATATGACTCAATTGTTGCGGCAACAAAATTAGATTCAAAAGATAAATCATATTTAGCACCAGATATTGCTAATAATATCATACACGATTTAAGAGAATATGTTAAAAAATATTTAGATGTTGATGTAAACTGGGTTAATTCTATAATGGACTCAAAAGAAGATTCAGTTAAAAATGCTGATGAAGACGATGTTTTAATTACAGATTCTGAAGAACATTTAGATGAAGATAGACATTCCGATGTTAGGTCACAATTACAAGCAAAAGCTGGTGATGAAAAAATAGATTCAGAAAGAATGAAAACCCTTAAATCTTGGAGATTACCTTTAAGTTTAATTGGGGCTGGAGCATCTTTTGGGGCTTTATCTTGGTTAATTGAATATATATTCCCAGCTGAAAAAATTTCCTCATTAACACCTGAAGAAATAAAAGAAATTTCTGAAAAAACAATAGGTCATGTAGAACCAGGTGATGGTATGACACAAACTTTTAACGCTATACCAGAGTTGGGTTCTAATTTAACTCCACAATCTAGTCCTGACGATGTCGTAGATATTTTATCTAAAATTGGTGGTGGTGATGCACAAGCTGGTGTTGAGATTATTACACAAGATGGTGGTATATTCCGTGACCCAGAAATGGCTAAAGCAACCTTAACAGAATTAGTTAATAATCCACATGGACATGGTGACACATTAGAAGAAGTTTTTAGAGGTGATTGGGCCGGAACAGGAAGGTCTGCTGGTGATACATTAGTTACTCAATCAGGTGGTTCGTTAAAAATGTTGATAGTTAAAGCTTTCATTAAATGGACATCTAAAACTATTGCTAAGAAAAGTGCTGTAGCTTTATTTGCCGGACCTATCCTTAAAGCTTTAGGTATTGGTTTAATAGGTGCTGGAGCAGTTGTTAAACTAATGAGAGAAAAAGGTAAACGTCAATCAAGATCAAAAACATTAGACGATTTATTACAATCGTTACAATTTGTAGACGGACCTTCAGTATTAGAAGATACACCTAAACCAGGTGATGAGGATAAGGTTGGTAACGATTCTAGTGGTAAAAATATTTGTAACGCTAAAAATTTAAATGAATTGAATAAAATATTAGCAGAAACAAAGTCATTATCACAACCACTTAAAAATGTGTCTACATATCAAAAAGACCCAGAATTTAGAAAACTATTTTTAGATGCTTTCATTAGCTCTACTAGACCAATTAAAATAAATAAAGAACCACTTTTAACTACATTAAAAAAATTAAAAGAAAATGGTTTGTTAGAATATGGTGAGTCTGGTGATGGTTATATGTCTGGAAGCCGTAGAAATTATGTAAAACTTACTTACCAGGATTTACAAAAATTTATGGATAGTCTTATGAAATTATTTGCTGGAGTTTATAAAGCCTGTAAGAAAACAAGTAAAACTTTTCAATTAATTAAAAATTTCTTTAAACAACTATTTGTAATCGCTTCACAAGGTAAAGGTAATATTTCTAGTGAGAAATCAAGAGAACAATTATGGAAAAAATTATTAGGTACTTTCTCTAATTTCTTAAGAGATCTTAATAAGTTACCTGATATGGAAAAAGGTAAAATAGAGAAAACAACACCAGAAAGCCCTGAAGAAGGTAGAGGTGGTGAAAAATCTAAATCAACTTTTGCTGGTTCAGCTCCTAGAACTAAACCACCACAATTAGCACATCACGATAGAGGTGATAATTATATATCTGAAGAAATTAATAGAATTAAAACATTAATGAAATAATTTTTTCATTTAACGCATATTTATAATAAAAGATAACAAAATAAAAAAAAAACAAACAATAAATTATGGCAGATTTGTTAATGAGGATGCCCGTACCTTACGAGCCCAAAAAGAAAAATAGATTCATCTTTAGATTCCCTACACCACTAGGTATCCAAGAGTGGTTCGTTGCTTCAGGTTCAAGACCTAGTATTACTATTGAAGAAGTTCCAATTCAATTCTTAAACACGGAAACTTATGTTGCCGGTAGATTTAACTGGGAGGCTATTGATGTTACTTTCCGTGACCCAATTGGTCCTTCAGCTGCACAAGCTTTAATGGAATGGGTTCGTTTACATGCTGAATCGGTAACAGGACGTATGGGTTACGCCGCGGGTTATAAAAAGGACGTAGAGTTAGAATTATTAGATCCTACTGGTGTTGTGATTGAAAAATGGATTCTACAAGGAACGATGTTAACTAATGTTAATTTTAACGACCTTGATTACGGTTCTTCTGATGTGGCTGATATCAGTGCTACACTACGCTTTGATAGAGCGATACATGTATTCTAAATTTTTAACTTAACGCTAATACTTGACAACCAAAGATATTATCCATATATTTATAGTAATAACTGTAAGTATATGGATTTTTCTTTTTTTACCACAAACAATAAATCAGGTCACAAAACTAAGGAAGTATGGTTTTCTAAAAACCACCCTGAAGAATATGTTGCAATTATAAATTATTCTGACCTAGTATTACCAAAAGAGTCAACATTTAAAGAAAAAATATGGGTTTATTATCACAAACTAAGTGGTAGACCTAAATGTTCTGGATGTGATAATCATGTTAAATTTTCTGAACGTTTTGATCGTGGTTATGGGAGTTTTTGTTCTCTTGAATGTGCCAACAACAACCAAGATTTAATGTTAGATAAAATCAAAGAATCCAACCAAAAAAAATGGGGTGTAGATTTTTATACACAACACAAAGATTTTGTTACTAAACAGAAAAGAACTAAGAAGGAAAAGTATGGGAATGAAAACTATAACAATTCCCAAAAAATGAAAACAACTAAAAAATTATTATATGGTAGTGATACTTATAATAATTCAGAAAAAAATAAAATAACTAGACGTGACAGTTTTATTAGTTTAGTTAATGAAAAGACCAAGGATACTTTTATATCTTATGAATTAGATTCAGAAAATATAACTTTACAGTGTCAATTTTGTGGTCAACAATATGAAATATATAACAACCTTTTTAATTATAGAGTTAAACAAAAATCTATTTTATGTACTAAATGTAACCTAACCGAAGACAAACAAACTTCAGGCTTAGAAAAAGATTTATCAAATTTTGTTTCTTCATTAGAAAAAATAGTAACTAAAGATAGATCACTATTAGATGGTAAAGAGGTTGACCTATTGGTACCTAATAAACTTTTAGGGATAGAATTTAACGGCTTATACTGGCACTCAGAACTATACATAGATAAAGATTACCATTTAAATAAGACTTTAAAAGCAAACTCTAAAGGTTTTGACTTGATCCATATTTTTGAGGATGAGTGGTTAGAAAAACCTGAAATAGTGAAATCAATAATAAAAAATAAATTAGGTATTAAGGAAAGGGTGATATATGGTAGAAAATGTAAGATAAATTTATTAGATAAAGATACTGAAATAGATTTTTTAAATAAAAATCATATTCAAGGTTTTGTCGGGTCAAATGTTTGTTACGGATTATACTTTAACGATGAATTAGTTTCTTTAATGTCTTTTGGTGGTCTAAGAAAATCTTTAGGTCATAAAAAAGAAGAAGGTGTGTATGAAATGTTAAGGTTTTGTAATAAGTTAGATACTAAAGTCCTCGGTGGTGCTTCTAAACTTTTTAAATATTTTTTAAAAAATAATTCACCTAAAAGAGTTATCACATATTCAGATAGAAGGTATTTTAACGGTGAGTTATACCAAACATTAGGTTTTAATAATAATGGGGTAACTAAACCAAATTATTTTTACACTATTAAACATAGTAGGTTTAATCGTTATAAATACCGTAAAGATGTTTTAGTTAAAGAAAGTTTTGACCCGAATAAAACAGAAGAACAGATAATGAGAGAACGTGGGTATCTTAGAATATGGGATTGTGGTAATGTTAGGTGGGAGTACACTACCTAACATCAAACCAAAAAGTTCTCCCTTTAGAATCTATTAACTTATTTTTTTACCATAACATTGTAACCATTCTTTAAAAGTTACTTTATCATTAAAATATGGGTTTGTCCACCACCTAACTGATAAGCCTCAATAACAACCTCTTTACACAGTTCTAACATCTTTTTATTTTTAATTACCTATCTAGAAGACACAAAACGGTTTATATAAGGGGTTTTATTTTTATAAATTTTATTATTTTAATAAATTTAAGGATATTTATTTATATAATATACAAATAAAAAATTAAAAATGAAATTTAAATTATCTCAAATTTTAGAATCCAACATTCTTTTGGAAGGAAGAAGAGAGGATGTTATTAAAAAATATGGTGAAAACCACACCGATTTAGTTGATATGTTTGTTGATATTGACCCATCTGGAAACAATAAATATCTAGATTGGATGGTTAAAACAGCTCTAGGTAAAAATCAAGACCAAAGAACTCCAATGGCTGGTGATGTTGGTAAAGTTGTTAACGATTTTCATAGATTGTTATCTAAAATTAAACAAAAAGATATTAATAGTTATAAATCTTTAGATGAATTATCATTAGTAGTTAAACAAGCTATAGCTGATGAAGAAGAAAAACAAATATCGAAACAGGCTAAAAAATTGTATGACAAAGATGGTGTACTTATTTACGCACCTTTTACAGTACAAGCTTCTTGTAGATATGGTGCAGGTTCTAAATGGTGTATAGCTGGTAAATCTGATAGTAGAGGTTTAAATACTTATTTTGATGATTATAGTAAACACTCTAATTTTTACTTCTTCATTAATAATAACCTTAACCCAAGTTCTTCACCTAGAGATTATAAATACGCTTTACAATGGAGATTTGATAGGGGGTCTGATGATTTAACATGGTGGGATGCTCAAGATAACCCACACTCAAATCCACCAAGTTGGGTAACTCCAGAAATGATTCAAGTTGCCAAAAATTTTAATCCACAACATAAAAAAATTAAATTAGAGGCTAAATCTAAAGCTTTCATAGAAAATCCTTCATGGAATGAATATAATACATATTCTGATATTTTAACTCCAGAACAAAAAACTAGTGTTATTAATAAAATCATTAATAAGGGTGGTTTAAATTCACAAGCTTTTTCAGTTTTAGCTAAAGATTTAACTGATAAACAAAAAATGGATTTCATTACAAACTATGTTAAAGGTAATGTTAATGTTAGTGACTATAGAAATATGAAAGATAACCTTAACCAAGGTCAAAAAATAACATTAATCACTTTTAACCCAACCATCTTAAATAACTATGACGTTATGAATGAACTTAATAGTGAATTAACAGATGAACAAAAATATAAAATAGCTAAAAACATTGATGCTAAACAAATTAACAACACTGATAGTAAAGTTTTGTTTAGAAAATGGTCTATGACTGAAGAGGAAAGAGCTAAACATAGTAGTACATCTTTCTATGTATTCTTATCTACACCATCAGAATATATTGAGAAACTTGTTAAAGTTGACCCATTAGACCCAGATTCTTATAGAACCATTAATATGATGAAATTAAGAAAACAAGTACAAGCAGACACTAGAATGTTTGGTATTAAAACTAAAGCAGGTTTATTAGATGAGTTTATCGGTAAATCTAGTGATGGTGTCGATGAGGCAACTATTGATATGATTAAACAAAACTCTACATCAATTTAATCATACTGATATTTATATTAAAAAAGGGGTCTTAAGGTCCCTTTTTTTATAAAAAAAAATTTTACACAATAATGGATAAATTAATTAGAAAAATAATCTTAGAAGAGACTGAAGAAGTTAATGCTGATGATTTGTTTAAAGAACCATTAAAAACTGATCCTTCTAAAGGTATTGTTGCACCATCAAAAAAAGTTATTTCCGATGTTTGTGAAAAAGAAAAATTTTGTCAAAAACAAGGCCCTATTACTTTTGGTCAATTAAGAGTTTTAATCGAGACGGCTCAAAAAAAGAATTTATCTTATGACATAGGTGAAGGGTTTTATAAAGCTATGTTAAGATTATTTCCATGGTTTTTTCCACAAATTGCTATAGCTGGGTTTGTTGGTAGTTCTGTGAGAGCCTTTAATAAAATAATTAAACCAGGTTTAGAAGATACTAGAGGTTATAAAAAATGGTGGGGTAAAACTTTAATTCGTATTATGGATACTGTTGAGGGTGATATACCACATGAAGATCCAATATCAAAAATATTTTTTATTTCAGACGGTTTATTACACATGATGGATAGAAAATTCAAAATTAAGTTTGCTAGATATGTAGCTGAACTAGCCGCATCAAAACCTGATTCAGAACCAGTACCAGAATATTTTGTTGAGAACGAATTGAGAAAGTGGGTTAATCAAAAATTCTTAATAAACCCACCATTAGGTCCAAAAACAATGAATGAATCTGAAGAAGATGACTGGGGTTGGGCTAAAGAAATAGAAATTAAAACCGATTTAACTCCATCACAAATTTATAATAGATACAAGTCATTCCCTATAGAAATAGTTGGCCCTTATATTGCCGGTCAATATAGAGATGTTAGATATGAAAATGGTGAATTATATCTTTTTGTTAGTGGATGGTGTGATTTTGTAAACCTTTTTCAGGATACCGATTCAAACTACGGATGGATGGGTAGGAGTTTAGCCAAAGCTGTATTATGTGATGATGATTACTGGGAACCTTATTATAGTTCTGATTTAATAAGTAACTGGTATGACGATGTATGGAATATGGTTACTAATGATGAAGAACTTTTAGAACATGTTAAACAATATATTATAAAAAATTTTATAGGAGAACCTTTAGATTCTGATGAAGACCCAGATGGTGAAGGATTAAGGGAAGATATGTTACAAGACAATCAATTATTGGGGACATTAATTGACGATGAGGATATATTTATGGACTTAAAAAATGAATTAAGTTGGGCTTATGGTTCTGCTTATAACATGGCTGCATCAAATAATATTTATAACGCAGCAGTAAATGCTATTATAGATATTTTTGGTAAAGGTACATGGGGTGCACGTGACCTTGAATTCAAAGCTACAGATGTTATTATGGATAGTGTTAAAAATAAAATAAGTAGTTGTTGGGATTATTGTGATAGGTATTATGATAGTGATAAACATTACGACCCTGAAGAACACGAGGATGAAATAGAAGCTATTGAAAGTTACTGTCCAGAATGTATAGACACACCTTTTGATGACTGGGGTTATTTTATAGATTTTTTAAATGAAGAAGGAGAAGGGCTATCAGCTAGATATGACGAATACCCAAGTGATGATGATTTAAAAGACTATTTTAGAGATGATGTTTATGGTAGAATATAAAAAAAGGGACTTAAATTAAGTCCCTTTTTATTTTTACCAATCGTATCTTAAGTCGTAATCATTACGTGAAGTAAAATCTTGTATTGTGTAACCACCATTGAAGTCATCATAATCAAACAAATCTACAAAACCATTTTGATTAACATCGTCTTCATAATCATCAAACCATACCTCCTCATCTTCATCATCAGATTCATTAAGTAATTTTTGGTTATTAGTCGTACTTGAAGATTTCCCATAATTGTATGATACACCGTACCCAAAACCGTATGGGTTTACGTTATCTTCAATTCTTTCGTAAAAATTCTCACCCAAGATTTCATGTAATCTTAAACCTAATTCGAATGAGTTTTGAACTTCCTCAACAACAACATATTCATTAGCCGTGTGATAACGGTGGTAACCTGCTGCCAAGTTAAGACAAGAGAAACCGAATTTTTCCATCAAAGGCCAGATATCAGTATACGGGTGACGTTCCCAATGAGTAATACCGTGTTCAGTAATAAGTCCACCTACTTTTTGACCGAATTCAGAAGTTTTACCGAAAAGTGATTTACCCATTAAAGTCATACTCATAGAATCTCCTTCAGGTGAATCGTATTGAATAGCGTAACCAACATTACTGAAAAACTCAGGGTCAGCTTGTCTAGAACCAACACAACCAATTTCTTCTGAAACAAATAGAGCAACTTTAACATTGTCTAATGTGTCCAACATCTCTAAACAAAGATAGACGCCACATTTATCATCACCACCGATGCCAGAAGGCTTCATGGTCTTAGAGTCTATACCTGTTAAGATAGTTTTATTACCCTCTTGTAATTGAACAACCATTAAGTTAGGATTAACTTTATGTACAGTGTCTGTGTGTGCCACAAAACAAGGATACCATTCAGCAACACCTTTAGTTACATAAATGTTACCAATATCGTCTACCTGATAGTTATATCCTTTTTCGGACAAAACACCTTTAAGGTATTCAATCATCAACACTTCATCACGAGAATAAGTAGGTACTGATAATACATCCTTAAGTCTATTTAATTTTTCAGTTTTCATTTTCTTTATTTAGATTAATTATAAGACAAATATAAGGACATTATTTTGATTAAACAAACTTTTTGTTAAAAATATTGATTTTTTTAAATAATTTTTCTAATGAAGCTTATTAAGCTTTCTTTTAATAATATAGATAATAGCCTTTATTAAAAGGCTTAAATATTATTTTATTAAATATTAATGATATGCGCTACAATATAAGGTAAATAATTTTACATTGTAAACACTATTTATTAGACCATTCCCATTTTTTATTGCCACAATCATATATTCTATAAATCTTACGTTCTAACATAATTTGTTTTTCGGTTTTATTGGGATCAAATCCGTCTTTTATTAATTTATCTTTTCTAAAATTATATCTATGATATTTTTTATCTTTTATAACGTAATAATAACTTGGGGTGGTATTAGATACGAATTTAAACCCTAATAAAGGGTAAATTTCACCAGTAAAATATCTATTATCAGAATAAGAAGTAATTTTATTTGGTTTATAATTATTGATAAAGAATTTAAATAATTTAGAGGCCGCACCGATAACTTGGGTATTAATTTTATTACAGTATCGAAGTAACTCCCAAGAACCAGTTTCATTCTTAGACCCCAAAGAAATTCTTTTACTACCAAAAGTCATTAAAGATATTAAAACATCATTATAATATAGACCTATGTTTACTTTAGAATTAACACCACCTTGTATATGATTTTCATTTAAAAACTCTTTAGAAGTCTTACTATCTATTAACTTAATCTCACATTTTCTTGCATAAAATTTCTTAGAAGAAACACCAAGTCTACTATTAATGATAGATTTAACTATTTCTGGTTTATGCACCCATTCGTCTTCAAAAACGTGAAGTAAATCAATACCCTTAGTCTTACAAGATACCGTCTTATTTAAATGGTAATTTTTATCTTTATATAATTCTGAATGCCAATATAACCCATCATATTCTATGGCTAAATTATTATCTGGTAAATAAAAATCTAATTCTAAACCTGATAACGTATTACGTTCATTTTTAATATAATTTTTACCATTTAAAAATGTCTCTAATTCTTTTTCAGATGAACTATACTTATTACCATATGGATTACAGTTTAAACATAGTATTTTACCTGAAATACCTCTCATAGTGAAAAAATGTCTATTCATTTCAGATTCACCATCACAAACATCACAATGTATTTTACAGAAGTCCTCACCAAAGTCTAACAATTTTATTGTTGAACCATGTTTGTAATTATTTATAACGTTATTTAATTTTTTCTTAGAGATTATTTCTCTAATTGATTTATCTTTTAATATGTTATCTACATTATATCTTGATAATAATGTTTTTTTGGTTTGTTCTATATTATTATAATTCTTATCACCATATTTTTCTTTTTTAGTTTTTTTTATTCTTTCTAAGAAGTTTTCTCTGTTAAAATTTTCCCCCCTATTATTTACGGTTTTTTTATGTACATAATCTAATTGAAGACCATGTTCTACTCCATATAATTTTAACATGGTTTCTTTTGTCTTATCTAATATCTTACTAGAGGAGAGTGGTCTTTTAACGCCATATCTTTCAGTATTAGTTAATTCTATTTTATTTTTTATAATATCAGACGATAAATGAGATGTGTGACCATATTTTTCTAGATTTGTGGTTTTTATTTTTTCTTTAATTGTTTCATTTCTCATTGGGTGTCCACCATACTTTTTAATAAAAGTTTGTTTAATTTTATCTTTAACTTCTATATCAGAAGACTTACACGATTTAGAACAATACATCCTATATCCAGAAGATAATCTGTCAAAACTAGTATTATTATCACAAATTTTACATTTAGGTACTATCTTTAGTTCGTTAACATAAAGATACACTAACTCTTTAAAATCAACCTCTAAACAATTCTCTTTAGCGAAATTAATGATTATATTATATAATTCTGGGTTCTCTTTATTTAATGATTTAGGTTTTAATCTAGAACCATTTCTTTTTTCTAAAAAATAATTTATATCCATTTAAGTGTTTTTAATATATATTCATTAAATAAATACATAAAAAATTTAAATTAAAGTATTTATTATTGTAAATAATGAATTAAATTTTAAATAAAAAATAATGGAAGAACAAAGCACAAATTTTTTTGAAGTACCTTATGACGTAATACCGTTACCATCTAAAGGGTTACTTTACCCAGGTAAAAAACAAACTCTTGAAGTAGAATACCTAACAGCAATGGATGAGAATATCCTAACATCACCAAACTTATTACAAACAGGTAAATTTATTGATGTTTTATTAAAAAGAAAAATTAGAGATAAAAATATTGACCAAAAAGATTTATTAATTGGTGACAGAAATGCTGTTATTATTTGGTTAAGAGCAACAGGTTATGGGGAAAAATACCCCGTGACTATATTAGATAACGATGGTAATGAATTTGAGACTGAAGTAGATTTAACTACACTAGCTCAAAAACCTATTGGTGCTGAACCAGATGAAAATGGGTTCTTCGACTTTGAATTACCAATGACAAAAAAGAAAATTAAATTCAGACTTTTAACAGCTAGAGACGAAGAAGAAATTGTTAAAAGAAATGAAGTACAAGAAAAAAGAAAGGCAGAATTTTCTGACGCTTTAACACATAAGTTAGGGATGCAGATAATGGCTATAGATGGTAGAACCGATAAAGAGTGGATTCACAATTATGTAAGAATTATGCCAGCTAGAGATTCTTTAGCTTTAAGAACTTATATGAATGAGATTGAACCAGGTGTTGATCTTAAGGTAACTGTCGCGGGTCCTGGGGGAGACCCGATTGAGACCTTTCTTGTCATTGGACCAGACTTTTTTTGGCCTGACATTAGACTATAAGGCATACTTACTAAAAGAAATTTTTATTTGTACTAAACATATTGGGTTTTCTTATCAAGATATAATGTTAATGCCAGTATGGGAACGTAGAAATTATATTCAACAATTATTAGATGAGGTTGAATATCAAAAACAAGAAGCTGAAAAACAAGCACGACCATCAGGTGGTGGTGGAAAAAGAACAAGAAGAGTGTCAGGATAAGTCACTCTTTTTTTCTTTTCGTGATATTTATTAATAAAATTATTGATGAGCCTAAAAATAGGAGACATATTAGAACGTATTGTCGAAGATGAATCTGCTGGTGGACCAGTCTTTGTAGATTATGCCCCAGTTTATATATTAAATGAACCAACTCCAACTAAATTTAAATTATCTGAAAATCCAGAAGTAGAAGTTGATGGTACAATACAATCTTCACCAGAAGACCACGAAAAAATTGCTAAAGGACAAACATTAAATTTATATACTTTTGAACTTGTTTATGACGGTAAAAAAGAAATTATCCAAATAGACGGTAAAGAAGTTAACAATTCTATAAATAAAGGTGCACCTACATTATTAAAAAATCAACCATATAACATAATAACAGGTAAAGGTTTAACTAAATCAGGTGGTAATTTTTATAATGGTAATGATATTGATGAGGTTAATACTGAATTAAAAGATATCAAACTAAACTCTCAGCCATTTAAAATAGTTTCTAAATATAAAGATGATGAAGAATTTAGAAGAATATTTTTAGACTCGTTCATTAATTCTACTAAAGCAATTAAAATAAATCAAAAACCAATAATGGATACCCTAAAAGACCTTAGAAAAAATGGTTTATTAGAGGAACCAGGTATGTCTGGTAGAAAAAGAGAATACCTAAAAATTAAATTAGGTTTACAAAAATACATGAACGATTTATTTAAATTGTTCTCTAAATTACATAAAAACGGAAAACAATCAGAAACCTACCAGGTAATAAAAAAATTCTATAAACAATTATTTTTTATTGTTTCAAAAGGAGTTTCAAATGTTTCAGATGAAAAAACAAGATCTAAACTATGGAAACAGTTAATAGGTAATTTTTCTGATTTATTGAAAAATATTAGTAACTCTTCTGAATTTATTAAAGGTAAACCAGAATATAAGAATGAAAGTATTATTAAAGAGGCTGAAGATAAAAAACAAATAATATTTACAGATTTTAATATTACTGATGAAGCTATTGAAAATAGTTTTTCTGAATTTGCTCAAGATAATGGTTTAGATAATGATGGTAAACTTGATGATGTTGAATTGGACCCTGAGATGATACAAAGGGCTGGATTCCATTTATATGGGAAAGATGTTGGTAGATTATTTCCTAACCTATCACTTAAATTTAAAGACATAAAAACTTTATTTGGACTTTTAGGTAAAGGTGGGTATCAATCTAGACTAGACAAATCAAAAGATGAATGGGGTGTTAGTTCTATTAGTTTTGCTGGTGACCAGTCAGTTTCTAGAACTATGAAAAACTTACCTAAATTAAACATAAAATTTGAATCAGAATTAAAATACTTCGATAAAGAAGGTAATAAGTTAGATATTAAAAAAGGTATGGTATTACCATTTAGTTATGACCAAAAAAATAAAGTCTTAATTCATAAAGTATCTAAAAAAATGTATAGTAATATAAATCAGATATACTTAAAGATGGATCAAACACCTGAAGAAGGTAAACAATATAATTCTAGATTAATTAAGATTATACCTGCTAGTGGTAGATCTTTTGATGTTGAAACACAAAAGGGTTATGATGTTAAAATTAGTATTCCTAAATCTGGTGAACAAAAATAAAAAATTTTAAAAAAATTATATTTTGGCTAATAATAAATTCACACCTAAAGATTTAAACGAATACGAAAAGTTTCTTGACATGCAAGAAAGGATTAGTGGGAAGATGAAAGAATCTTCTACTAGTTTTTTAAAGGCAGCTGTAGAAATATCGAAGAGAAAGGAAGACATTAGAAAAGTTCAAAGTGAAATAAATAGACTTGAACAAGAAGAACTTGCCATACAAAAGGCTATGCAAAACCTTAGTGGTAAGGAATTGGATGCCGCTCAAAAACAATTAGATTTATTAAAACAACAAAAAAAACAATACGGTGATATTCTTAGAGATAACCAGGCAATGGTTACCGCTCTACAGAAACAATCAACAAGTTTAAAAAATATGTCCGTAGCTGTATCTAGAGATTTAGCTAAAGGATTTAAATCAATGGCTGGTGGTCTTAAAAAGATTACTGCTGAGATAAAAACACAGGCTTTAGCCTTTTCAGAACAAGATAGTCAAATACGTAGAATGTCCGTTAATGTGGGTATTTTAGGTAAACAACAATATAACTTAAGAAAAACACTATACCAAACAGCTATTGTAACACAACGATGGGGTGTTGATGCAGCTAAACTCGGTGAGATGTATGGTTCTTATGTTGACGATGTTGGTAGACTTATCCCATTAACACAAGCTGCTGGTGAAGCTATGGCTAAAATGGCTATGGGTACTGGACTAGGAGCTGAAGGTGCTGCTCAGATGGCATCAGAAATGGAAGTCTTTGGTAAATCTATTGAGGAGACTGCTAAATATGTAGAAGATGTTTCTAACATGAGTCGTAAGATGGGACTTAATTCTGGTAAGGTGTTAAAAACTTTATCAACTAACTTAAGACAAGCACAGGGGGTTAATTTTAAAGGTGGTATTAATGGTATGGCTAAGATGGCTGCTTTAGCCACAAAATTACGTATTGAATTTAGTACTGCTACACAATTCGCACAATCATTATGGGAACCTGAAAAAGCTATTGAAGTTGGTGCTCAATTACAAATGATGGGTGGTGAATTCGCTAAAATGGGTGACCCATTAAAATTAATGAACTTAGGTAGAACTGATCCAGCCAAATTAACAGAAAATATGGCTAAAGCTGTAGCTTCTATTACTAAATCCGATTTATCTATTCCTACAATGGAGTTACAGAAGTTAAAGCAAGTAGCTGAAGCAACTGGTATATCCTATGAAGAGTTAATTACTATGGGTAAAGAGATGAAACAAAAACAACTTGTAGGTTCTATGTTAGACCCAAAAATGGGTAAAGACATGAAAGAGTTTGTTCAGAATACTGCTCAAATGAAAGATGGTAAATTTGTTTTAACTGTTGGTGATAAAACTGTAGAAGTTAGTAAATTGAATCAAAGTATGGTTTCTAAAATGATGGCACAAAGTCAGACATTAGCGAAACAAGCTGAAGAAGCACAAAGTGCTTCAGAAAGATTTAGTAATTTCTTAAAAAGTTTTAAAAATTTCGCTTACTTATTCTTTACTGGGTTGGAGAAATCATTAAGAGGTCCATTAGAAAAGTTGATGGGTACAGGTGAAGGTGGTTTAGCTAACTTTGGAAAGAGAGCTGTTCAATTAGGTGAGACCGTTGGTAAATGGATAGGTAATGTATTAATACCATTACTACAACAAGGAATACCAATGTTTGTTAGTACTGTTAAAAGTATTGCTCAAAAAATAGGTGAATTTTTCCAAAGTGATACATGGGAAACACTTAAAGATGTTGGTTCAGCCTTTTTACAAGCAGGTAAAATGATGTTAAGTGCTTTAAAATGGATAAAAGATACATTTGGTACTACTGGACTTTTAGCTACAATATTATTAATTAGGTTCCCTAAAATAATAACAGGAGCATTTCAGATATTAAAAGGAAGTCTAGGAGGTTTATTCTCTATGTTAAAAGGTGGGGCTAG